AAAATTAATTGGGATAATTTATCAATTAATCCAAATGCTATTGAATTATTAAAAAATAATTTAGATAAAATTAATTGGAATTATTTATCAAAAAATAAAAATGCTATTGAAATATTGAGAGAAAATCAGGAAAAAGTTAATTGGGATAATTTATCAATTAATCCAAATGCGATTGAATTATTAAGAGAAAATCCTAATAAAATTAATTGGAATAATTTATCATCTAATCCTTCAATATTCACATATGATTATATTAAAATGAAAAAATCTAATATTGATTTAAAGGAGGAAATAATAGCAAAGGCATTACATCCTAAAAGAATATTTAGATTAATAGAAGAATATGGTGAAGAATATATTTATGATATTTATTTTGAAGATTAAAAAATGATTTTATTATTTTTTTAAATTTCTCAATGATGAAATTAAGAGATTGGATTAATATTAATAAATTAGAATGGTATTATCTTTCTTTAAATCCAAATGCGATTGATTTATTAAGAGAGAATAGAAAGAATATTATTTGGTCTGCGTTATCAAGAAATATGAACGCAAAAGAATTATTAAAAGAAAATATAAATAATATTAAAATTAATTGGTCATCATTATCTTATAATATAAATGTAATAGAAATATTAAAAGATAATTTAGATAAAATTAAATGGGATTTATTATCAGAAAATACAAATGCGATAGGAATTATAAAAGATAATTTAGATAAAATTAATTGGTATAATTTATCAATTAATTCAAATGCTATTGAAATATTAAAAGCTAATCCTGATAAAATTAATTGGGATATGTTATCAGCAAATGAGAATGCTATAGAATTATTAAGAGAAAATCCTGAAAAAATAAACTGGGTTGATTTGTCTTTAAATCCAAATGCTATTGAATTATTAAGAAATAATCAAGATAAAATTAATTGGGATATGTTATCAGGAAATATAAATGCCATAGATATTCTTAAAGAAAATCAAGATAAAATTAATTGGGATATGTTATCAGGAAATATAAATGCCATAGATATTCTTAAAGATAATCAAGATAAAATTAATTGGTATCAATTATCAGGAAATATAAATGCCATAGATATTCTTAAAGATAATCAAGATAAAATTAATTGGGATATGTTATCAGCAAATGAGAATGCTATAGAATTATTAAGAGAAAATCCTGAAAAAATTAATTGGGTTTTATTATCATCTAATCCATCAATATTTACTTATGATTATATTGAAATGAAGAATTCATATATTGATTTAAAGGAGGAAATAATAGCAAAAGCATTACATCCTAAGAGAATATTTAGATTAATAGAAGAATATGGTGAAGAAGAGATTTATAATATTTATTTTGAAGATTAAAGAAAAAATGATTTTATTATTTTTTTAATATTTTAAATATGTTGCCAATAAAAATATATAATTGGATAAATATTAATAATTTAGATTGGTATTATCTTTCTTTAAATCCTAATGCTATTGAATTATTAAAAGATAATATTGATAAAATTAATTGGTCAGCTTTATCAAGAAATATAAACGCATTAGAATTATTAAAAGAAAATATAAATAAAATTGATTGGTATAATTTATGTAGAAATCCTAATACTATTGAATTATTAAAAGATAATCTTGAAAAAATTAATTGGAATATATTATCAGAAAATCCAAATGCTATTCAAATATTAAAAGATAATCCTGAAAAAATTAATTGGAGTAAATTATCAATTAATCCTAATGCGATTGAATTATTAAAAGAAAATCTTGAAAAAATTAATTGGGATAATTTATCAATTAATCCTAATGCTATAGAAATATTAAAAGATAATCCTGAAAAAATTAATTGGTATTATTTATCAGAAAATAGTAATGCCATAGAATTATTAAAAGCTAATCCAGAAAAAATAAATTGGAGTAAATTATCAAGAAATTTAAATTCTATTAAAATATTAAAAGATAATCCTGAAAAAATTGATTGGTGTATATTATCAAAAAATCCTAATGCTATAAAAATATTAAAAGAAAATTCAGAAAAAATTGATTGGTTTCAATTATCTGATAATCCTAATGCGATTGATTTATTAAAAGATAATCAAGAAAAAATTAAATGGGATATGTTATCAAGTAATCCTAATGCTATAGAATTACTTAAAGAAAATCAAGAAAAAATAAATTGGCATTTATTATCATCTAATCCTTCAATTTTCACTTATGATTATAATATAATGAAAAATACTAATGTTGATTTAAAGGAAGAAATAATAGTAAAAGCATTACATCCTAAGAGAATATTTAGATTAATAGAAGAATATGGCGAAGAAGAGATTTATAATATTTATTTTGAAGATTAAAGAAATAAAAAATGTAAAATTTGATTATAACCTGTCATGGAACAGATATGAATTCTTAACTACTGTGACAAAATACTTCTGGTCTTTTTTTCAGTGTTAAATATAGATTTAACATATTTTGCACAGTATTTTTATCTCTGTAATGATATAATTAGCAATTATGCTTGACTGATATAAATCTATTTCTTCATTACAACAATTACAAAATATGTTTTATAATATGCATTTTTAAACCTTTTACATATTGTTGGTTTTTTTCCTTTCATATTATTATCACCAACTACTAAAATAGTTTTATTATGCTTACCATATTTATTTTCAAAAATTTTAATCATCTTACTTTCACTTTTTTGTGTATTTGTAAAAGCATTTATTTTAAATTTTCTAAAAATGATTGTTCATAATGGCATATAAAGTTCATAAAGAACATGTTAAATTTTTATTAGATGAAATTAATAAAAATAAAACCATAACTATAACTGAATTAAGTAGATTTCATATCAATAGAATTGTAAATGATAATAATATAACATTAAAATAACAAGAATCAGAAAAAAGATTTGGTAAAGATATAAACATAAATTAGAAAATATTATATATATTGAAGAAACATTAATAAGTAATCTTCAAAAAAGACATTATTGATATAGTGAATTAGGAAAAATATGTGTAATTAAGTCTTCAAAAAATACACTGGTATATTTGCAATTTCTTATAATGGTGTTTTAGGATTGAAATTATATGAATTTTTAGAAAAACAAATTAATCATTTTGGCTAATGCAAGTAGTCATAGAAATGAAAAATAAGCATAATACATTATTGTATCAACATTTTACAAATAGTATGATGAAATTTAGATGGTTTAACTCACAAAGAATTAAAGATAAATATTAGAATATAGTAAGAAACCTTCTAACATAATTAAAACATTATAAATAATTTGTATATTTAAAAGTCGGCGTTTTAAATGTGCAAAGGTATAAAGCTAGATAATTAAAAAAATGATTTTATTAATTTATTTTTTTAATTATCAAATGATGAAATTGAGAGATTGGGTAAATATTGATAAATTGAATTGGGAAAATTTATCTTTAAATATTAATGCTATTGAATTATTAAAAGATAATCCTCATAAAATTGATTGGGGTGTATTATCATCAAATATAAATGCTATTGATTTATTAAAAGATAATCTTGAAAAAATTGATTGGGAATATTTATCAGGAAATCCTAATGCGATAGAAATTTTAAAAGATAATCCTGAAAAAATTGATTGGAATATATTATCAACAAATAAAAATGCTATAAAATTATTAAAAGATAATCCTGAAAAAATTGATTGGTATTTATTATCAATTAATCCTAGTGCTATAGATTTACTTAGAGAAAATCCAGAAAAAATTAATTGGGATAATTTATCAATTAATCCTAATGGTATTGAATTATTAAAAGATAATCTTGAAAAAATTAACTGGGAAAATTTATCATTAAATATTAATGGTATGGAAATATTAAAAGCTAATCCTAAAAAAATTAATTGGGATTTATTATCATATAATTCAAATGCTATAGAATTATTAAAAAATAATAAAAATAAAATTAATTGGGATAATTTATCAATTAATTCAAATGCTATAGAATTATTAAAAAATAATAAAAATAAAATTGATTGGAAATTATTATCAAGTAATTGTAATGCTATTGAATTATTAAAAGAAAATGTAAATAAAATTGATTGGGAAGAATTATCGTTGAATCCTTCAATTTTCACTAATAAATAAATAATAATTAAATTTTTTATATAAATCAGAAGTTTTAATTAAATTATTCATCATTCCATTCAATATAAATGTCTCCTAATTTTTTCTCTAAATTACTTATATCATAAATAGATAAAGATAATAATAATTGCTTATCATCAATTAATTTTATCATGATAAATTCTTTTTTTTCAATAAAATCTATATTTAAATTCTTTTCTTTTGCTATTAGTGTATTTTTAAGCATATTTTTACATTGAGATTTTCTAAAATTTATATTTGCATCTATATTTTGTAATTCATATATCATATTATTATATCTTACAATATCTTTATTTTCTATTGCTAATAATAAATTTATTTCTATAATTCTTTTTTTATTATTATAATAATGTAATGTATAAGCATATTTTGTTATTTCCATTTAAATAAAATATTTAAATTTATAACTCAATTTTTTAAGGTTAATTAATAATAAAAAAATGATAATATTATTTTTTTGTAATTATAATATGTCTGTTCCTTTAAAATTACGTAATTGGATTAATATTAAATATTTAGATTTTAATGCTTTATCTGAAAATGAAAATGCTATACAACTTCTTAAAGAAAATCCTGATAAAATATATTGGTCTTTTCTATCATTAAATCCTAATGCTATAGAAATTTTAAAAAATAATCAAGATAAAATTGACTGGTTTTATATTTCAATGAATAAAAATGCTATTGAAATTATTAAAGATAATTTAGATAAAATTGATTGGAATCATTTATCTGGTAACCCAAATGCGATAGAAATATTAAAAAATAATCAAGATAAAATTAATTGGAATAGATTGTCAAGTAATCCAAATGCTATTGAACTTCTTAAAGAAAATTTTGATAAAATTAACTGGGAGTTATTATCAGAAAACCCTAACGCTATTGAATTATTAAAAGCTAATTCTGATAAAATTAATAAATATTATCTTGCAAAAAATTTAAATGGAATTAAATTATTAAAAGAAGAATTTAATATAATTGAATGGTTATGTTTATCTTCAAACCCAAATGCTATTCAATTATTGAAAGGAAATTTAGAGAATATTAGTTGGTATATATTATCAAGTAATCCTAATGCTATTGAAATTCTTAAAGAAAATCAAAATAAAATCAATTGGTCACAATTATCAAGTAATCCAAATGCTATTGAATTACTTAAAGAAAATCAAGATAAAATTAATTGGGATTTATTATCAGGAGTTTCTACTATTTTCACATATGATTATGATAAATTGAGAAATTCTAATGTTGATTTAAAAGAAGAAATAATAGCAAAAGCACTACATCCAAAAAGGATATTTAGATTAATAGAAGAATACGGAGAAGACGAAATTTATAATATTTATTTTGATGATTAAAATATAAAAGCCAAAAATAATATTTGGCTTTTATATTTATATTTATTTAAATAGGTGAAATTTTAACCCAGAAATAATCTCTTTGTGTACCATAATGTTCGCCTATTTCACAATTTTTATTTTGGATTATGAATGAAATAATTGTTTTGCGTTGTATGCCTATATTATCAGGATATAAAGTAAGCGTTGTAATTTTACTAATATCAATGACTTTAAATAAAGAATCATATATATCTTTAAAATCCATATACATTTCAATGCCATTTTGCATAACATTATAATGAATAGGTTCTAGTATTTCATTATCAACATTATTAAGAATGAATTCACCAATTGACTGCATTTTTATTTTAGCCAGAATTTTACTTTAAATATATATAATCATTTTTTGTAATAATTATAAAAAAATAATACAAATTATTTAAAAAAAATTCTTAATACCTAATAAAATTTTTGTAATTATCATATAATAAAGGCGAATCATCAAAAATATAATTGTTTATTTGAATACATATTACGTTTTCTTTCTATATCATCATCATTTTTTTTACTATATATATAAATTGATTCATTATTATTATTCTGAAAAATAAATTTATTTAATTTCATTTCATACATATTTTTTTCTTCTTTAGTAATCTTATGCTGAATATAACTATCATCTATAAGTTTAGATAATATGAAAGTATCATTGGTTAATGATATATATTTTTTATTTTTTAATAATTCAAATTTACGTTCTATATTTTCTTTTGTATTTAAATTAATTATCATTAATAATTATATATAAAATTTATAATCTTTTATTTTAGTTTAAAAAATAACTTTTGTTTTTTCTATTTTAGCAAATCTTTCTTTAATTTCTTTAAATTCTTTTTTTAATTCTGAATATTTATGTTCAAGATTTGAAATTTTAAGTAATACATCATTATTTATTTGATTTTCCATTTATTTATATTTAATATTTATTTTTTATATTAATTATATCTTTTGGCAATCCTAAAAATAAAATTATATTAATCAAGATGAATATAACAAATAAAAAATATGCTAATAATTTATCACTATTCTCATTAAATTTTAAGTCATAAAGATGATAAATAATTTTGTAAATATAGTTTGATGGTGATAAAGTCTATGAAACATATTAAAAATATATAATTTTATTAGTAGTAAGAGTGTAATATAATAAACAAAAATTACTTTTTGTTTATTTTTTTTAAATAATCAAATCAATATTTATTTCAAGTTATTTTTTGCGATGAATTCATTAAAATCAACATTGATTTGACTATTTTTTTTTATCATTCTACCATGATATACTTTTGTGATTTCATAAGCAATCCCGATTTCATTAATTTTATAGGCATTAAAATCATCTGACCAACAAGTTGAGACGAATACTAATTCAATCAATAAACTGTCTGAATTATAGATAGCAAAGAATTGTTCTGATTTGAAATATTTTACAATTATATTATCAGTGATAAGTATATAAGGTTCAATCAATACATTATCAACTTTTTTTATCATATACATATTATCACCATAAATATATGTATTATCATCGGATTCAATGAAAATCTCAACGAATTCACACATTTTAATGGTTGAAGCCTTTTTAATTGCTTAATAATTAAGTAAATAATCTATATCATTTTTATATAAATTTACATAAAAAATAATACAAATTTAATTTCCATAAATAAAAAAAATGATTTAAATAATTAAATAATTTTTATATAAATGATGCGCAAAATTATGATTATTGCTTTAAATATTGGATATATTCTTATGAATATTTCAACTATTGAAGCACGATTTAATCATATGAGTCGTAAATATTTAAATAATATTGAAAAATCAGTTGAAATGAATTGTAATCAACGTGCACTTACAGTAACAAATAATATTGAAGCATTTGATTGTATTACTTATAAAAATAAAAATTGTTGTGAGATTGTGAATATTACTGACTTCATCAAAATTAAAAATGAATGTGTATCTGAATATCATGCTGAATTAGGTAAAGGTGTAATTATTTCAATTTTAACTTGGACTATTTTAATTATATTATGTACTATTAAACCAAATTAAAATAAATATATTATGAATTTTTTTGTTCTTCTATAAGATTTACATTATTTTTAATATAAATAATATTTGTATTTTGTTCTTTAGAGGTAATAATAAAATAACTGTTTATAAAGAAACTAATTTTTATTTGACAATTATGAATAATTATATTTTTTATAAATTAAGTATGAAATCTTTAGTTCCTAAAAAAGATTGGGGAAATTTATTATGGAAATATATTCATAATATATGTATAATTGATTTAGAAACACCAGAAGAAAATGCGAAAGAAACAACTAAAATTATAAAAATATTAAAAAATATTAAAAATATTATTCCATGTATTTCTTGTAAAAAAGAATGGAAACAATATCTTAAAACATTAGATGATATTGATATATATAAACGATTATCATTATTTTATTGGTCTTGGGAAATTCATAATAAAGTAAATATAAGATTACATAAACCTTTAATTACATATGAAAATGCTTTAAATATTTATACTAAAGAGAAATAAATGTATAATTATAAATATATAATTATATAAAAATGATTATATATTATTTTTACAAATTTTATATATGGAGTATATAGGACTTTTAGATTGGATTAATTTAAATAATTTGGATTGGGATTATTTATCATCAAATCCTAATCCAATAGCAATATATTTATTATCTCAAAATATAGAAAAAATTAATAAATATTTATTGTCTGAAAATAAAAATATAAAAGAATTTACTACTAAAAATACTATATGTTTTGAGTTTATAAAAAAACATATGAATATATCAAATGGTTTTGATATAGATCAAATAGTTAAAAAATCAGATGATATAAATATATTTATAGAAATTATTAATTGGGATTATTTATCATCAAATCCATATGCCATTGAAATTCTCAAAAAAAATATAAATAATATTAATTGGTCATTATTATCATCAAATCCAAATGCGATAGAATTATTAGAAGCTTATCCATATAAAATTAATTGGGATTATTTATCATCAAATCCTAATGCTATAAAATTATTACAAACTAATCAAGAAAAAATTAATTGGACAGAATTATCAATAAATCCAAATGCGATAGAATTATTAAAAGCTAATCCAAAAAAAATTAATTGGACACGATTATGTTTAAATCCTAATGCTATAGAATTATTAAAAGAAAATCCAGAAAAAATTGATTGGAATTATTTATCATCAAATCCAAATGCGATTGATTTGCTTAAAACTAATATAAAAATGGTTAAATGGTATAAAGTATGTAGAATTAGAAATTATAAAGCAATAGATTTAATTAGAAAATTTTTAGATAAAAAAAATTATAAATATCTAGATTGGTTAGAATTATCAAAAAATCCTTATGCTATTGACTTATTAAAAGAAAATCAAGATAAAATCAAATGGAATTATTTATCATTAAATCCAGCAATATTTAAATATAATTATGAATATATGAAAGAATCTAGAAAAGATTTAAATGAAGAAATTATATCTATGGCATTAAATCCTATTCGTATAAATGATTTAATGAAAAAATATGGAAGAGATATAGTATATGATACATATTTTAATTAATTTTTATAAAACTGATAAAATCAATTATCTTCACTACTAGAATTATAGGAATCTTCACTACTAGAATCATCAGAATTATAGGAATCTTCACTACTAGAATTATAGGAATCTTCACTACTAGAATCATCAGAATTATTTTTTTCAGGACATTCTTTATAAAAATGTTCTTTACTTCCACAATTAAAACATTTATTATTTGTATTATAACTAGATTTAAGAAGTAATTTTTTTATATTTTTGTCTAAATAAATTGAAGTATATGATGCACCTCTTACATTATCTATTCCATATTTATCCATATAAATTTTTGTATATTTATCTTCATCATAATCATCACAATCTGAAATAATTTCAACAATTTCTAAAGGTTTATATTTTTTTGTCCAACTAGAAGCATTACTACTAAAATGTTCATTTAGTCTAAATGAAGGATTATTTGTTTTACCTATATAATATTTATTTTGTTCTAATTTCAATATATAAATATATACCATTTTTAATATATATAAATATAAAAACAATTAACAAAAACATAAAAATTTACATTTCTTTTTAAATACAGTAGAAGATTTATTAATATCAAAATTTCCTTTACTAGCATTTACAATAGTATCAATTAAATCTGATAAAATATTTTGTTGCATTAAATTTTTTAAAATAATTAAATTTTCTTGAGATATTAAATTATTTTCTATATCATTATTTTCATTATTATCTCTAGTTAAATTATCAATAGCCATAATGATATAACTTTTTTTTAATAATCCATTTAAATTTTCATATTTATCTATAATTTCCATAGCTGTAACAATAATTTGGGTATAATTAATATTTTTACCTTTAATACTATTTTGTAAAATAGTATTAAGTTGTACTATTATACTTGTATCATATACTTCTTTTAACATTTTATATAATTTTGTTATTTCAATAAATGTTTATATATTTATTTTTTTTATTTTAATATAATAATTACCATTTTCATATCCATTTTCTATTATTATAAATTCTGGTTTTAATTTTTTTATTTCTTCCTCTAAATCTCTTTTTGAATATATATTATAATATCTATAATGAATTTCTCCTGTTTTACTTGAGGTCCATTTAATTAGATTTGAATTTTTCTTTAAATTACTAGCATTTTTATTTGGTTTTATTTGTTCTTTAGCCCAAACTACAATTAAAGCAATTCCATTATATTTAAGAATTCTATAAATTTCATTTAATGTTTGTTTTCTATCATTGTCATTATTTAAATGATGATAAGATGCTATACAAATAATTCCATCAAAATAATTATCATTGAAAGGTATATTTGTCATAGAACTTTTAATTACATCAAATCCTTTATTTTTACATATTTCAATTAATTTTATTGAAATATCTATACCATTCATATATAAATCATTTCTATAATTCATATATTTACCATTACCACATCCTATATCAAGAATTTTTGAATTAGATTGAAAATAATCTAAAAAATTAGTAACACATGGCCATAATCTAATTCTTGTTTTATCAAATTCATCTGCTATATTATCATAAAATGTTTCAATATTATTCATGATAAATATAATAATAAAATATATTTATATATGATATGATTTTATTATAAAGAAAAATTAATATAATATTATTAAGTTTTATATGTTATATGATAATAAATTAATATTAAGAAAATGGATAAATCCTAATAATATTGTTTGGATATATATGTCTAAAAATCCAAATGGTATTAGATTATTAGAATTATATCCACATAGAATTGATTGGGATATGATAAGTTTAAATCCTAATGCTATTCATTTAATTGAAAAAAATCTTAATAAAATTAATTGGACTTATTTATCTGTTAATATAAATGCTATAGAAATTCTTAAAAATAATCTTAATAAAATTAATTGGAATTATTTATCTGTTAATATAAATGCTATAGAAATTCTTAAAAATAATCCTGATAAAATTAATTGGTCATATTTATCTGGAAATATAAATGCTATAGAATTACTTGAAAATAATTTAGATAAAATTGATTGGTATACTATTGTATATAATCAAAATGCTATTAAAATTATAGAAAATAATCTTGATAAAATTAATTGGAATTATTTATCTGCTAATCCTAATGCTATAAAATTATTAACTGAAAATAAAGATAAAATTGATTGGTTTATATTATCAAAAAATCCTAATGCTATATCTTTATTAAAAGAAAATCCAGATAAAATTAATTGGTATATGTTAACATCTAATCCTAATGCTATAGATTTAATAAAAAAAAATATATATAATATATCAAATTATTGGCATTCATTATCTTTAAATAGAAATTGTATAGAAATATTAGAAGAAAATCAAGATAAAATCAATTGGTCATATTTATCACAAAATCCTTCTATATTTACATATGATTATGAATTAATTAAGAATAATTTTAAAAATTTAGGAGAAGAAATTATAAAAATAGCATTACATCCTAAGAGAATGCTAAGATTAATGGATTTATATGGAGAAGAAGAAATATATAAATGTTATTTTGATGAAGAATGATTAATAATAATAGGATATAAATTTATAAATAAAGATATGTATGCTAATTGTTGATAAAAATATTCTTTTGATTTATTATTTATATTACCAAGATATATATTATAAATATTTATAGCATCATAAATATCACCAATATAATTATTAATAATTTTTTTATTTATATCTATAGTATTATTTAATACATATTCTTCTAATGTTATATCTAATAAATCTTCTATTTTATCATATTTATTATTATTATATTCATTTATTAAATCTATAATAAAAATTTCATTATTCATATAATAATTATTTATTTATTTATTTATTTTTATATAAATATTATTAAATTACTTAAAGAAAAATAAGATAAAATTAAATGGTATATTTACAAAATAAATTAAAAAATTATATAGATATAAATAATATTGATTGGTGTAAATTATCTGAAAATCCTAATGCTATTAAATTACTTAAAGAAAATCAAGATAAAATTAATTGGTATTATTTATCAAAAAATGAAAATGCTATAGAATTATTAGAAGAAAATCAAGATAAAATTGATTGGTATAAATTATCTGAAAATCCTAATGCTATAAATTTAATAAAAAATAATTTAAATAAAATTTGTTGGTGTAAATTATCACAAAATCCTAATGCTATAAAAATACTTAAAGAAAATCCAGATAAAATTAAATGGAATTATTTATGTTTAAATACTAATATAGAAGCAATTAAAATTCTTCAAGAAAATCAAGATAAAATTGATTGGGATTATTTATCATGTAATTCAAATGCTATAAAATTATTAGAAATAAATAAAGATAAAATTAATTGGATAAATTTATGTTTAATAAATTTAAATGCTAATAAAATTCTTATAAATAATAAGGATAAAATTAATTGGTATCATTTATCAAAAAATGAAAATGCTATAGAATTATTAAAAGAAAATCCAGATAAAATTGATTGGTATAATTTATCATTTAATAAAAATGCTATAGAATTAATTAAAAAAAAATATATAACCTATATTAATTGTCACTATTTATCATGTAATCCTTCTATATTTACATATGATTATGAATTAATTAAGAATAATTTTAAAGCTTTAGGAGAAGAAATAATTATAAAATCATTACATCCCAATAGAATGTTAAAATTAATGGAATTATATGGAGAAGAAGATATATATAAATGTTATTTTGATGAAAAATAAAAATTATTCTTCATCGTCATAGTCATATTCATAATATGATTTATAATTTTTAATATTATTTTTATATGATGAATAATTTAATTTATTAATTTTTAATTTTTCATCATTAATAATAATATAATTACGATTTGTTTTATTATTATATCCACCAAAACGAATAGTGTTACCTGAAACAATTCCGTGTTTATAGTTCTTGTGCATCTTTTATGTAAAAAATATTAATAATAAATAATCATTTTTTATTTTTAATATTGAAATTATAATTTATATTTACAAAAACTAATATTATTATTTTTCTTATAAAAAAATAAAAAATTAATAATCAATTAAATCTGAATCATTATTTTTATAATTTTTAATACTATTTTTATATGATGAATAATTTAATTTATCAATTTTAACTTTTTCATCATCAATAATAATAAAATTGCGATTTGTTTTCTTATTATATCCACCAAAACGAATAGTGTTACCTGAAATAATTCCGTGTTTATAGTTCTTGTGCATCTTTTATATAAAAAATATTAATAATAAATAATCATTTTTTATTTTATTATTATAAAAAATGATTAATATCAATATGATATTATTTTTATAAATATGAATTTGATACTAAAACCATATAAAATTACAAATGATATAAAATTAATATTAACATGGACTAGTGATGATGATATAGAAGAAGCTTATGATAATATAAAAGATACATATAATTTAAAAAAATTTAGAGATATTATAAAAATAGTAAGATTAAATTATAATATTATTAATGAAATATTATTATTAAATAATACAGAACAAAAATATATCAAAAATTTAATAAAATATATTAAAAAACATGATAAGGAATTAGTTTTATATACATTTAAATTATTTAATAATTTGATAAATTATATATCACTAAAATATTGTAAAATATTTATAACATTTGATAAATATTTAAAAAAATCAAATCAATTAGATTTAAATATTGAAGAATTAGTATTATATAGAGGATTTAATTATAGAAGATATAAACCTGTAATTGAAAAAATAAAATTATTAGATATATTTGATAAATATATAACAGAATGTTTTTTATCTACATCAATATATATTAATAATGCTAAGAAATTTATGTCTAAAAATGAAGAATTAGAAAATACAATAATATGGAAAATAAATATTAATAGAAATAATTTTGATAAATTTTACTATTCATATTTATCAAAAATTACTCATAATATAACAAATTTAGAATCTGAATCAGAACAAGAAACTGAATTTTTATTAAATATTAATATTGAATTAACATTAATTAATAAATATATAAATAATAATATAACATATTATGAATGGAATTATAATGAAATTAAAAATTGATAATATTTTTTATATTTAATATAAATGTTTGAACCAGTATTTAAATTAGTAGATTGGATTGATAAGAATAAAATATTTTATGATTTATTATTATTTAATTATAATGCTGTAGATTATTTAATTAAACATGATAATATAGAACCTATAAATACTTTATATTTATCAATAAATTATAATCCTAAAATAATTAAATTATTTGAAAAACATATAAATTTAATAAATATAAAGTATTTATCAATAAATCCTAATGCTGTTAAAATATTAGAAAAGAATTTAGATAAAATTGATTGGTATGATTTATCTAGAAATCCTAATGCTATTCATATATTAGAACAAAATCCAGATAAAATAAATTGGAATGTTTTATGCGTGAATCCAAATGCTATTCATATATTAGAAAAACATCCAGATAAAATTAATTGGAAATTATTATCTAAAAATCCTAATGCTATTAAAATTTTAGAAAATAATATAGATAAAATTGATTGGAATGAATTATCTAGAAATCCGAATGCTATTCATATATTAGAACAATATCCAGAAAAAATTAATTGGTATTTATTATCAAGAAATCCTAATGCTATAAATTTAATAAAAAAGAATTTAGATAAAAAATTAGATTGGACATATTTATCAGAAAATCCAAATGCGATTGAAATTCTTAAAAATAATCAAGATAAAATTAATTGGCATATATTATCAAAAAATCCAAATGCGATAGAATTATTAAAAGATAATTTAGATAAAATTGATTGGATATATTTATCAAAAAATTCAAATGCGATAGAAATATTAAAAAATAATCAAAATAATATATATTGGTCATCATTAACATTAAATCCATCAATATTTACATATGATTATGAAATAATGAAAGATAATTTTAAAGAATTAGGAGAAGAAATTATACAAAAAGCTTTACATCCAAAAAGAATGCTAAGATTAATGGAATTATATGGAGAAGAAGAAATATATAAGCATTATTTTGATGAATAAAATAAATGATAAAAAAAATAGTAATTATATTATTATTATTATTAATTGATATATTTGGATATACTTATCATTATTCTATAATATTAAATCAAAAAATATTAACAGATATACCTAAATTATTAAATTTAAATGAAATAATAGATAATAAACAAGATTTCTTTAATCATAGATTAAAGAAATATAAATATGATAAAAATACAATATGTTATAAATATTATACTTATTCTAAATATTTTGAATATAAATATACTAATACTTATTTAATAAAAAATAATGATACATATTTATTAAAATATAATTTTTTTTTAGAAGATAATACAGAATATAATTATTTATTATTATTAAAACTTAATATAAATAATACTTTAGATATATTTATAAAATATAATAATACAACAATAATTGATAATATTATATTAAAAATGATTTTAGGAGATTTATATAAATAATATTATTTGAATATAATAGAAAATAATGTCAGAATCTATATTACCAGATTATTGTTTAAATTTAAAATATATACCACAAATATCTGGTACATGTTGGTTTAATTCTATTCTTAATGTTATGTTATATTCTACAGGAATGAGAAGAGTATTACAAAAATATTTTAATAAAAATTCAAAAGTAATAGAAAGAAATAAAAATGATAAATTATTAACATTTTTATTATTTATGTTACAAAATTATAATAATATTCATAAATTGGAAAAAATATATAAATCATTTAAACATTTTAGATTAAAACCAGAATATTTATTATTATCATATTTAAATGAATATGATTTAAATACAAAAAGATATATTATAAGTAAAACAAAAGATAAATATAATTCGTTTGGATATAATACTATATATATAGCTCATATATTAAAAACATATAATATACCATATATAAATATAATAAAATCAAAATCAAATTCATATTATTTAAATTTAAAAAAACATTCTAGAGTTGAAAATATATTAAAATTTATGGATGATATAATAGAAGAAAATTCAGATCATAAATATTTAGATGATAAATTAAAAAATTCTGATATTATATTTATATCTTCTGGAACAGATATGATATATAATTTTACTAATATAACTGAATATAATAATTTAGATAAATACTTTACATCATCAGAAAATACTAATTTACATAAATTTAAACGTGATGTAAAAGAATTAAATGAATTTATTAATATAAAAGGTTATACATATAAATTAGATTCATGTTTAATTAGTAATAATGATAATAGTGTAGTATCTACATTACAAAAAAAAATTTATCATGCTATTTCAGGTATAACATGTAATAATAAAAAATATGCGATTGATTCTAGAAGTAAATTTATATTAAAAAATAAAGCTATTGATATTAACCTTAATTATGAGATTGATGATAATTTAAAATTTAATAATATTGATTGGGTAAAAATTTTTAAAGATGATAATCAATTATTCGTAGATGATTTAAAAAATACTATATCAAAACATTATAAATCATCTTTAACATTAATGAGTGACGTATTAAATGCAAATAAATTATTATATGATAAAAATGATAATATAATTTATATTTATATTAAAGTTGATGATTCATTAAAATCTGCTGACATTAAAATTCCTCAATCTGATTCTAAAGATATAAAAGTAAGTATTAGTACAAAATCATTAATATTTGAAAAAGAATTATTATCAAAATATAATAAAGATATATATAATTTAGATGACTTACCAATATTTGAATTAGCAAAAATAATTAAAGATATAACAAAAGAACCAGAAGTATCTGTAGATATAAATAATTATAGATATATTTATAATTTTTATAATAACTCTAATATGATATTTGAACCAAATATTGATAAAAATAATAAAAACGAAATGTTAAAAAACTTATTTATAATAATAATAAAAAATTATTTTTATTATGGAATAAAAATAAATTTAAATAGATATTTAGATAAAAATATCTTTACAGGAATTATAAAACATTATATATCTACAACAACTAATTATGATAATCTACTAAAAGAAAATAACATTCCAGTAAGATATGATTATATTATATCACATTTAGATGAAATAAAAGATTTATTATTTAAAACCAAATATAATTTTTTTTATGATAAATATATTGAAGAACTTATATCAGAAAAATATATAATAAACAGAATTATTATAAAATTATTAATACATAATTTTTTATATCAAGAAATATTACAAATATAATCATAATATACTACATATATATTTTAACATATCAATATAATTATTATAAACATTTTCAGAATTTAACCCATTTCCAAATTGAGCATCTATATAAAGTTCTTCTAATTGTGTTGTATATATATTATATACAATAATAGATACATTTTTTGATATAAAATCTGAATATTCACAAGTTTCTGAGAATAATTTGTACATATCAATATTAGTATCATATTTATATGTACAAATATTATTGATATTATTGATAACATCAATTCTATTCATTTTTATATAATTGATATAAACTTTTTATCAATTTTTTATAAATATCCAAATATAAAAATACAAAAATAATATAATAGTTTTATTATTTTTTTATACTTAATTTCATCTAAATTAACCACTTAAATATTTTATTATTAAAGAAAACTAAATCTTATTTTTTTATAATATTATTAGAATTAGAATTAGTATTATTATTATTAGAACCTAAATTATTAGAATCTGAATTAGAATTATTATTATTAGAACCTAAATTATTAGAATCTGAATTAGAATTATTATTATTAGAACCTGAATTATTAGAATCTGAATTAGAATTATTATTATTAGAATCTGAATTATTAGAATTAGAATTACTATTATTATTATTATTAGAATCTGAATTATTAGAATTAGAATTAGTTGAATTACAATTAGAATTAGAGTTAGAATAATAATTAGAGGTTATATGATATTTATAATCATAATTATAATAATTAATATTTGAAGTTATGTCATAAGTATTATTTTTAGTATTTGATGTATGTATATTTGATGTAATAATATAAGTATAATAGGTATCATCATAGTAATTATTAGAATAATAATTATTAATAATTTGTATATTTTTATTAATTACGAGGTGATTGTTGGTTTTGTTGTAATGGAATTGTTGAATAGGGAAAAAAAGGCGGATAATGATGATGTCTATAATCGTCATCGTGATGACGATGGTGACGATGATGATCATAATGATGATGATGTAAAGCATGAATTATTTTTTCAGTTTGAACGTCATTTCGTAAATTATCATTATTATAAGAATTAATAAGGTTACGAGTATCATTATTATCTTTAATAATATTAAGTCCCATTTCAGTTATTTTTTGTTCTAAACCTAATTTATTTTTAGCAGCTTCTATTTGAATATTAGCATAATAATCAGCAGATTGTCTAGTAAGATTATTTTCAGATTGATTAATACTTTTATCTAAAGAAGAATGAACTTTAAGTAGTTCCATCATACCTGTATTATAATGATTATCCATAAGACGACCTAAACTAGTTTCAACTTTAAGAAGATCATTATTAATATTATGAAAATTTCTTTCAGATTGAACATAATAATCACCTATTCTTCGTTCTAAATTTTGATTTTGAGTAGAATTAAAAAGACGTGTTTCTCCAAAATTTCTTTCCGAAGTTACTTGTCCTTCTTTTATACTAGTATTAAGAAGATTATTATTAGCACTTAATAAAGATGATAAATTGTTTCCAATTCTTTCAGTAGCACCAATTGAAGCAGCACTAGTTCTTTCAGTAGCATTAATATTATCACCACCAATTCTTTCAAGAGAATGACTTAATAAGGAGCCAACACGATCAACAGCGCCAACTGAAGTAGCTCCAGTTCTTTCAACAGCAGATAATTGAGTATTACCCGTTGTTTGAATTAGATCTTTAAGAGATGATCCAATTGTAGCTAAATTTTGATTGGCAAACGCATTATTCATAGTTATAAGATTTTCAGTTTTTTGATTTTCACTAGAAATACCCTGCATAAGAGCATTTAAATTTCTTTCTGTAGCAGCTCTTAAAGAATCAGATATATTTCGTTGCGAATCTACAATAGTAGCAGTTTGATTAGCATTATTTAAAATTCCTAACATAGCATCAATAGACTGACTCATATTTGAATCTAACTATAATTGAGATATTATTTAATTATAATAATAAAATAATAATATTTTATAATTTACAATTTACAATAAAAACAGTTTTTATAATTCATTAGGTAAAAATGATTTTTATATTTTAATTCATGAAAATCAAAACATATTTTTGGTAATTTTGTTTTAATATTATTTTCAAAGTCTTCTAATTTATCTATTTCATTGGTACTTTTAGGATATTTATCTTTTATATTATCATAATAACCCATATATTGTCTACATATTGGACAACTTATATTAGAATTATTTTTGATATAATATTCATAATTAATTATACATGAATAATGAAAAGAATGTCCACAATCTGTTAAATAACAATTATGTCTATTATTTATAGATTCATAACAAATAGGACATTCTTCTCCAATTTTAATATAATGTTTAACTTTTAGATTTTCATATATATTTCGTTTTATTTTTCTTTTAGGATTATATAATATATTATATTTAGAAATTTTATTGTCACCTTGATTATCTGATGATATATTTATATTATTATTATCATTATAATATATATCATCTAATGTTAGTGATTTCATTTTAATAATTAAACTTTTATCCATTCTTTTAAATATAAATCTTTAGTATCATTAACATTTACTAATAGTTCACCAAACCATTTATTAGGACAAATAACAAATTTATTATTATTATAATTTAAATATGCTCCAAACCAACTAAAAGTAGAATTAGATATAATAATATGTGAAGAACTGCTCATATAACATAATTCTTCGTAATTAGTAAGATTATTATATAATGTATAAAATTTAATAAAGTTAATATTTTGAAAAACACTATTAAAAACTTTTATATATTCATCTATTAAATCATTATCTTCTTTTTCTCCAAATACTATAAATTTATAATTTATATATTCATTACTTAATAAGTCTAATAATTTACCAATAGCAGTAATATAATAATCAGGACGTAATAAATAATGATTTCCTTGATTAAAAGTATAATCACCGAATCTTAAATGAATAGCTATAGTTTTATAATTAAATTTATTTTTATTTAAATATTCATCTATTTTTAATATTTTAATTATATTATTTTTATTATGATCAAAATATTTAGGTGATTGAAAATATCCCTTAATTAATTTTATATTATCAGGTATTGGATTATAATGAAAATATGGTTCTGTATATGTTTCACTTTCTTTAAATTTAGGATTAGGATTAATTTTAAAAACTAATGATTTTAAAAAATTAGTAAAAAAAAATTTCCTAAAAGTATTATATATAGGATATATTGTAAAATCTTTATTTTCATCAATTGCTTTTGAAATACCCGTAAATAATGTAAATAGTTGATTCCCTAATCCTGCTTCTAAAACAATACATATACTCATTTTATTTATTTATAATTATAAATTCTTTATATATTCATTTAATAATCTATTTCTATCCAATTATTTGGAAATAAATCATTTAGATTATAGTTATTTATAACTTCATCAGCAAACCATTTTGTTTTTGATGGATGTATAACAATTTTATTTTTATTATCATTAAAATATGCTCCAAACCAACTAAATGTAGAATTGCCAATTATATTATGATCACAATTACTCATATAAAATAATTCTGTATAATCAACATTACTATTAGGATATCTATCATATATTTTAATATAATTTAAAGGTTTAGATAAATTATGATTTAATTGATTAATATAACAATCAATTAAATCATTATTAGATTTTTCTCCAAAAATTACAAATGTATATTCATCAAAATCTGATAATTTTTCTTTTAAATAATTAATTGCTTTTAAATAATAAACAAAAGAAATAATTCTATGACAATGTTGTAATTTTAAATAATCACCAAATCTAAAATGAATAGCAATAGATTTCATATTAATTTTGTAAATATTTTTATAATAATCTATTTTAAATATTTCTTTTAGTTTATCATAATTATTTGAAAAATATTTAGGAGATTGAAAATAACCTTTAATTAAATCATAATTATTAGGTATTGGATTATAATTATAACTAGTTTCTGAATAAATATTATTATATTGAATTTGTATATTATTATAATTAATTACTTTATTATATAAATGATTCATTATACTATCAAAATAATAATGACGATCATTATGTTCTAAATATATAAGATAATCTCTATTTTCATCTATAGATTTAGAAATTCCCGCAAATAACATAAAAAATTGATTTCCTAATCCACCATTTAAAGAAATTACTAAAGGGTTATTTTCAGTCATTATTAAATTATAAATTAAATAACTCTTTAAATAGGATACTAATTATCAAAAAAATAATTGTTTATAATAATGTTATTTTCATATTTAATTCTAATATTCTCTTAAGTTCTTCATCAGATATTTTTTGTTTTTTTAATAAATCATCAAATTCTTTATAAAATTTTTCTTCAGCAGGATTAATAACTTTATTATTTATAAGTTTAGTTTTTCTACTAACTTCTATTACTTTTTTCATTAATTTTTTAGAAATATCATTACATTTATTATAACTACATCTTTCATAATCTAAAAATATAGGATTATTAATCCATTTATTTATAGTTTTATTTTGTACAGGTTTAGATTTATTTTCTAATTTAAGTATTGCTGCTGTATTAATTGTAGCAGTTTCAGGATTAGCAGTATATACTGCTTTTTCTTTAGCACATTTTTTTACTACACATTTACCATAATCACCCATATGATATAACATATCTTTAACTAAATCCATTAATTCATCTTGAATAGGTTTTGTTTTTTTTGGCATTATTTCTATTATTTATATATAAATAAAAAATGATTATCTAAAATATGAAATAATTTATATAAATATGAAAAAAATTGAAAGTATTCATAATAAAACTAAAATACTTTCAGATACAGAACTTCCTTATAATAATAAAAATATTATATTACAAGAAAGTGATTTACGATTATTATTTGATAATAATGGATTAGACGGTATTGTTTTTAATAATATTAATTTATATAGAAACGCATTAATTCATAAATCTTATTGTACTATGAAAAATACTGATTTTGCTACTAGTAATACTAAATGTCCTTCTGATTGTATTCCTTTACAAGATATGTCATATGAGAGATTAGAATATTTAGGAGATTCAATATTAAATTTTATAGTAGCTAATTATTTATATATGAGATTTCCTGATCAATCAGAAGGATTTTTATCAAAAATAAGAACAAGAATAGTAAATGGAAAAATGTTAGGTTATTTAGCTGAAAAAATTGGTTTTAATAAATTTGCTATTATATCTAAACAAGTAGAAGAAGCAAATGGTAGAAATAATTATAAAATAATGGAAGATATATTTGAAGCTTTTATAGCAGCTATATATATAGATTTTCAGACAAATGATGATAAGGTAAAATTACCTGATAAAATTAAATTAGTACCATTAACTGGTGCTGGATATTATATAGCAGAACAATGGATAATATATATAATAGAAAATTATATTGATTTTACTGAATTAATATTACAAAAAACAAATTATAAAGATATGTTGGTAAATTATATGCAACAAAATTTTCAATGTATTCCTAAATTTTATGAAGTAAATATTTCAACAGTAGAAAGTTCAAAAGTATTTAATTATTGTATTAGAGATAGAAATAACACGATTATAGCAACGGCAACAGGTAATTCTAAAAAAGAGGCTGAAAATAATGTAAGTAAAGAAGCATTGATTTATTATGGATATTTAGAAAAATAATTATCTAGATTTAATTCTAGTATTTTCATTAAAACTAATATTAATTTTTTTTGTAGTATCATATGGATTTTCATCTAAAATAAGTTCTTTTTCATAATCAGTATCCCATGGTAAATCAATACAAGATTTTTTATTAATATTAATGGAATTTAAATAAGATAAATTTTCTTTATTTTGAGAAATATGTTGAACTTGATTTTTTTGACAATTTATATTATTTTTAAAAATAATATCATTATATACATCATATTTCTTATCTAAAAATTTAATAGTATCACATGAAATACTTTCGGCATATTGTTGTAAACTCATTCTTAATTATAATTTTTACTTTTTTTTTATTAATTAATAAATAGAATTAATATATAATGCCATTAATTAAAGTAAATTCAATTGTTAAGGGAGGTACTCTTGAAGAAAAAATTAATAATAATAATGCTGTAATAGTATATCATTGGAATAGTTGTGGTCATTGTAAAGCATTTATGCCATTATTACATAAGGTACTTGAAACAAATGAAGATTTAAAATCACAAGCAAATGTTTTTGAAATAGAATATAGTAATTTTAATTATATTCCAAATTATTTAAGAAATGTAAATGCTTTTCCATATATAGTTGCTTATAGTAAAGGAAAATTAATAGAAGAATTTAATGATCAAAGAACAATACCTAAAATAGAAGCTTTTTTATCAAGAAATTCTAAAATGTCATCATCATCTTCTTCTTCAAGAAAAAAGAGACTATTAAAAAAATATAGTATGATGTCTAAAAGTAATTAAAGATTTCTTTATTATAAATAATTAAAATGAATGAAGAATCTGTAGTAGAAGATATTATAAATAATACAGAACCTACTAAAGAAGAATTAGAAACATTTAAAAATTTAGTTGCTGAATGGTTTAAATATGATGATATAATTAGAAAATTAGAAGTAGCATTAAAAGAAAGAAAAACTATTCAAAGGGCTCTTAATAGTAAAATAGAAGATTTTATGTTTTCTTATAAATATAATGATTTAAATACACAAAATGGTAGAATAAAAGCTACAACAAAAACAATAAAAAAACCAGTTAATTTAAAAGAAGTAAGAACAATAATAGAAAATCATAAAGATATGAAAGGAGATGAATTATTGGATCTCATTTTTAATAAATCAGATAGACCTAAAACAACAAAAAAAGTAATTAAAAGAATTATACCTAAAGTATCATTATCATTAGATATTTAAATATAATTCATCATATTTATCATTAGTAGAATAATAGATATTACGTAGATTATATTTTTTTATAAAATTTGTACAATTTCTACATGGTTTAGAATTTTTTAAACAATTATTAAATGCTGGAGCAATTCTAACAACATAAATATCACAAAATTCTAATAATTTTTTATTATAAAACATTTTACTTATAGCAGCAACTTCAGCATGAATACTATAATTATCATTCATATAATCACAAATATAATTAAATCCTTCAGCTATTATTGTATTTTTATAAACAATAATGGCACCATGTTTTTGTTGCATAGATGATTTTTGAGCAATACTGGCTGCTTTATTTATAAAATATTCATGTTTTCTATTAATTTCTTTATAATCAGAATAATAAGTATCTATATCTATCATAAATTTTTCAGCTTTACTTTGGGTTTTATCTTGCCTCCGTTTAGTAAACATAGATAATTATAAATAAAAATATATATATCATTTTTTATTTTTTTATAGAAATAATTTTGTAATATATTTAATATAATTTTTTTTATAATATAAATCAATAAATCTATTTCTTTTAAATTGTTTTGTAGCAATTAAATTATTATGAATAATTTCATATTTTTCAGGAGGATAATCTATACACCAATTAATTAAATTTTTATAATCTATTATTTTATCATATTTATATTTATATTCATATGATATATACATAATAGCTCTTGCTATTATTCCTTTACTTTCATTTTGAGGAATAAATAATTTTAATTTGGAAGAATAATAATTATCTGTATTATCAATACGAATAAATTCTTTAATATTATTATAATAATCAGAACTTTTAATATCTATAAATTTATAATTAGATCTATAATTATTAATATTATGATCACAACTAAATATATTATGCATATCATTATAACTTTTTTTACTCATATAACATTTTGGAAATACATGTTCTAATGATAAATGATTAATATGATTAGAATTAATAGTATATAATTGTAATTTACAAGAATTAATTAATAAATATTTAAGTGAAACCATTGATATAATTCCAACCATATTAATAAATTAAGTATTTTATAATAATCATTTTTTTATATATAAAATAATAAAGGAAATGATAAAAATAATATCAATAATACTTTTATTAATATTATTGTTTTTTATATTTAATTCAATAATTTGGATAAATAATAAAAAATCTAAAAATATTAATGATATTATTATTAAATATATTATTTATATTAATTTTTTAGTTGTTATATGTTTATTAATATTTATAAGTTATTTATATATTATAATTAATTAATGGATAAATTTATTTATAATTTAGAATATATATATCAAAATATTAATATATATAGAACTATTATTATTATTAATGATTATAATAATCAACAATTATTAATAGATAAATTAAAACAACATAATCATAATCCTATTATAATAAATTCAATTAATGATATTAATTATAATTATAGATTATTTATAATTAATGACATTTCATTATTATCATCTTTAAATAAAAATAATTATAATTTTATTGCTATATATTAGAATTATATGGCAGTTAAAGGAAAAGATAATAGTATGTTTTATTTATTATTAGGAGTTTTTATTATTGCTATAATTGTTGGAAGTGTATTGGTTACTTCATTTAATAATAGAGAAAAATTTGCAAATAATAATAAATTAGTATATTTATATATGGATGGATGTCATCATTGTAAAAATTTTAGTATAGTTTGGGAAAATATTAAGAGTAAAATACAATCAAATCCAGATAAATATACATTTTCAGCGGAAAAATATGATTTAAATGATGGATCAACTGGAAGTAATTATTCAAAAATATATGATATAAATTATGCGCCTGCTATATTATTTATAACAGATAATAGTAAGGATAAAAATGAATATAATGGATCTAGAACAGTTGATGAAGTATTAGAATGGGCTGTAAAACAAAAATAAAAATTAAATTATTAATAATAAAATATGATTAAAAAGAGTAATAAAATAGATTTATATGAATTGATAAAAATTAAAGAAAATAAAGAAATTAAAAATTTAGCAGTTTTTAATCATATATTAGAATTATGTTATAAAAAAATAAGACATATAGCAGAATATGGTGGAATGTGTTTATATTATAAAATACCAAATATAGTTATAGGATATCCAATATATAATATTAATAATTGTATTGAATATATAGTAAAACAATTAAAAAAATCAGGTTTATATATAAGTGTATTACCACCACCTAATAATACATATATTTATATATCATGGAAAATAAATGAAATATCACAAAAAGCAAAAAATAATTTGTTATTAGAATAAATTATTTTTCATTTTTAATATTCATATAATCATTAATTGCTTTATATCCAATTAAATATAAATTATTTAATTGATCTTCATTTAAACTAAAATCAAGACAATTTTCTTCACGATTATATATAAATAAATTTTTAGATAAATTTGTTTTAATAATTAAAACATCATCAAATTCTTTTAATTTATTTAAATAACATAATTTATAATTATTTATTTGATATATAAAAGCAATATTGTAATAATATTCATATATTGATAATTTATTTCCTTTTTCTAAAGGTGTCATATTATAATAATTACTTACATCACTTGCTATTGCTAAAATATTATTTTTATTGATATGTGAAAACATTTCACAAGGAAAATTATTTGTTAAAAATCCATCAATATAATATAAATCATCTATTATAATTGGTTTACTTAACATTGGTATACACATTGATGCCGCTATAGCATCTAATACTGATATATTTGGCGTATCATTTACATTAAATATAACATTTGTACCTGTGTCTACTCTAGTAGTACTTATATATATATTTACACCTGTTTTTTTTGATAATTCTAAAAAAGTAATATCATCTTGATCATATATTTCTTTTAAATATTTTCTATAAATATTAAGATAATCACTAGAACATGATATACCATAATCATGAATAAAATTCATAAAAGAAGAAGGAGAAAATTTAGTTAATTTTTCATCATAAGTTGCTTCTAAAATCATTTTTTCTAATTTTTCTATTGGTATTTTTAAAGCAAATGCTAAAGCAAAAAACGCACCCATTGATGTAGCAGCAACATCATGAATATTTCTATCAAGATTATAAAAATATAAATATCTTAATACACCACATAATGTCATAGATTTAAGAGCATTTCCTGAAAATATTAGATGTGTTATATATTTCATTAAATATTCTTTAAATAAGATTCTAGATTTCTTCTTTAAATATTATAAAATTATGATTTAAGGGCTATAACTAATTTAGTAATTTGATCAATAAGAAGAATAATAATAATACCTAAAAACATGAATAAAATTAGATTATTATCTATAGTAAAATTATTATTATTATTAGTAAATTGTTCAATATTTAATGTTTTATCAGAAGCATCTTTATAACTATCATTTGTTAATTGTGTTTTTAAGGATTTTAGATAATCCGCAAGAAAAGGAGTAGTTCTATATTCAGGACTTCTATCTGAATTATTTGTATTAATATCAGAAATATTTAAATAAGCATCCATTTCATCAAAATCATAAGCTTTAATACCATCTTTTTTATAATTATTTGAAACTGAATTATAATCATTTTTCATAGAATCATTAATAACATTCATAAATACTTGTTTATTATCACATGTATTTGGTACTTCATATATAGGTGCTTGTATGGAATTACAAGATGATTTATTTTCTTTTATAGATTTATCATCATCTTTAACTTCTTTTTTTGCTTTTTTTTTTATAGATGTTTTATCTTCATTAGGGAATGCTTCATCTAATAATGAAAAGTTAATCATTTTTTCTATAATTATTATTGAAAAGAAAAAAATTAATTATTATAGAAATGGATTTATCAATTATAATTAAATATATATTTATAGGAATTTTAAGTGCTTATTTACTTATATATGGATTGAGACCATCAGTGCCTTATCCTGATAGTATTCTAGAATTATATGAAAATACATGGTTATTATTATTATTAGTTATAATAAATTTTTATGTATATTTATGGGATAGTAAAGTAGGTATATTATTATGTTTATCTATAGTATCACTTATATTTGATATGATTCAATTTACTAATTAAATAATGATATAAGAAATTTAATATAATTTTAATTAATGTCAGATAGTTGTAAAGAATTGTTATTATCATCATTAACCACATTTTATAATAAAAATGAAAATTACAAATATATATTAAAATCAATAATTGATGGTAAACATCAATTATCTCTAAGAATGATTGATTGGTTAGTAACTATATATTCTAAAAATAATAATATAATATATTGGATTTCTAATACAGATGATATTATATATAATTCATTACCTGATGATTTTTCATCTGTAAATAGTAATAAATATAAAAAAATAAATTTATATTTAGATTATAGAGCACAATTAAAATCTTTTAAAAAAATTAATTTTGATTCATTTAGAAGACATGATAGAATATCATTTATATTTGATAATGATAAACAAACATCTATTGAAACAACAATTGGACAATTAAATTTCTTTAAATGGGCATTTAATAATAAAGTAATAATATATGCTTTAAATAATCAAAAAAATATATATGAAAATATGTCTAAAAATACTTATAAGAAAAATATTAAAAAAAAGAAAAATTTATTAATACCTAGACAAGATATTATAATGACTAAATGTTATGTTTCATTTGATTAAGATGGTGGTGTTTGAGGTGCACTTCCAATTTCAAATGATACTGGACGAACATCAGGTTCAATTGTAGAAATTAACCATGGACTAACAGCAACTTGAGGATTTGGAACTTCTGAACGTAATTGTAAATTAGCATTTCGCATACTTTGTCCGATAGTATTAATACCTACATGATATCCTGCTGTTAAAAAATTTTGATCACTTAATTCTCCAGAACTAGATGGATTAATTTGAGCCCATTTGCTTGAAGCATCAGAAGGTAGTAAATCAGTAGCTGTTAATCTATCTCTTTTAAAACAAGCACTAGGATCTTTATAAACATTATTATTATTAGCCGTTGCTTCTCCTAAAAGTGAATAACTGCTATCTAATGATGCTCCTTCCATATTAGCAAAACCTTCTTTTTTATCATTAGAATTAACATAACTTTCAGGCATTGATTGTACAGCTAAACGTTTTTGTCTATATTTTTGTTCTTCAGATAATCCTCCAGTTATACCCATATCGCTAGTAAAATCTTCATATGATTTTAATCTAGGATCACTTCCTCCTGAAAATAAATCATATTGTTCTCCTTCAAAACGTTCAACTTTATCAGATTTAGGTTTTGAATTATATGATAGCAATAATAATAAAATGAGTAATAATAAAATTCCTATAGCAATTGATATTATAAGAGTAGAACTATTTGAGGCCATTATATGTAAAATATCTATCTATTATTTTTAAAAGATAATAGTTTTTAATTTAATAAGTTTATTTTCCCAATTTTTTATATTAGTTTCTTTAATAATTTCATTATATAATTCTTTAGCTTTAATAAGATTATTATTTAGTAATTTTATTTTATTATTAATATCTTCTTCATAATTAATTAAATCATATTTCCATTCTTCTTCTATATCATTTCTATTCCATTCTATAGAATCTTCTTCTTTTATAGTTTCTATATTTATATATTTAATTGCCCATTTATTTATAATAGCATTTTTATTAATATAAAGACCTAGAAAAATAATATTTATATTAATAATTAAATTTTTGTTTTTTTTATTATTATTTAAAAATTCTATTAATTCATATATTTCTTTTTCTTCATCATTTATAATTATTTCACATACTATTTTATTACTTAATATTAATGTTATTGGACAATCTGTATTATATGAATTACTATATATATTATTAATATAATCTTCATTTATATCTTCATTATCTTCATTATCAAACCATTCATTATAATTAGTTATTATATTTTCTTTAGCACATAAATCAATATCTTCTATAGTTTTGATGGTATCTTCATTATATTTAGAAGGAATAATACATTCAATATAATAACCATTTTTATCATTTAATTGTTGATAATTTTTTATTTTAATTTCATTCAATTCTAATAATATTTTATTATTTATAGATGCTATAAAATTTTTACCTTTTTTCTGCGGAAAATTAAATAATTCTTTCATTCTTATTTATATTAAGGAATTCATAATTTTTATAATGACGCAGAATAATAGTAAAACAGTTGATTTCTTTATAGATTTTATTAAAGATGAAATTAATAAACCTGAATTTAAATCTAGTATTATTAAACCTATGATATTATATTTTTTATATTATATTATACCATTATTAGCAGTTTTAATAGTATTAAATTTTATAACAACTATAATTGCTGTTTTTTTAGTTTTCTACATAAAAAATAATATTCTTGGTTAAAAATAGAATTTATGGCGAAATCTTTAAAAAAATCAGGGGGATGTAGTTCAACCGCATATGCCGGTATTAGTGATAATTATATGTTACTTGATAAAGCTATAACAAAAGGTGGTGAACCACCAAGTAATGATGATTTATTTGGTGGAGGATTATTTGAAAAAAATATGGATCGTCGTGGCGGCAATCCCTTTGGTAATGCTAATCTTTTTAAAGATATAACAGGTGGAGATCCTGTTAAAAAATTAAAAGGTGGTGATGAACCTACTAAAAAAGATTTAAAAGGTGGTGCTGAACGTGCTAAAAAATTAAAAGGTGGTACTGAACCTGCTAAAAAATTAAAAGGTGGTGATCCTGCTAAAAAAGATTTAAAAGGTGGTGATCCTGCTAAAAAATTAAAAGGTGGTGCTGATGATTCGCAACCACCTAATGCTTTATCAATGTTAGGATTTGGTTCTGCTATGAAAGGTTTTACTGATAATCTATCATCTTTAACTAATATAAAAGGCGGTGATCCTAAAGAAATAAATGGTGGATTTGCGTCATCTAAAAGATGTAAAGATTTAAAGAGAACTAAAGGAGGAACAACTGGTATAGAATTAGCACCATTTATTAGTTCTTTAGTTATGCTAGGATTACGTGCTGCGAATGATAAATCATTACAAACAGGAATAACTAAGAAATTAGGAAGTATGGTTAGTCAATCTAAAAAGTTAAAAACTAAAAAATCAAAAAGTGTTTCATCCGCTAATGTAGAATATTATTAATTAATATATTTCATATTATTTTTCTTTTCATTTAAATAAATAAGTGAACTAGATATTAATTCATTTTTATTTGAAAATTTATCAAAATTTTTAATTATATACCATCCTCTTATATAAGTATTCTCATCAGTTTCATAAGGTTCTTTTTCAATTATATAAATAAAATTATCATTACATATCACAATTTTATTATTCATTATTATTATAATGGTTTATAAATATCATTTTTTATTTATATGTTTATAAATCATTTAATTTTTTGTATTTTTAAATTATATTATATGGATTTAAAAGAATTAGATAATATACTAGAATTATCAGAAAGTAACGCATCAATTCTTTTATCATCAATTTTAGATAATGTTAATATTAAAAATAAGATTAATGTAAGTGATAGTATATATACAGATACAAATATAGATAAATGGGCTAAATCTAAAATGATAACTAGAGGAGGATCTATATTAATGAATAAAATTATAAAAAATCCAATAAATGATATTAAACTATTGAAAGAACGACAAAATGTTAATTATGAATTATTTAATTATCAATTAGAAACATTGAAAGATACAGAGAAAGATATTTTATGGATAATGACTTTAAAAAAAGAAATAGATGATGATATGAGTATTAATTTATTATTTCCATCTACAGTTATCATAAATAAATTCAATAATTATTCATTATTTCTTGACAGTTATCATTTTTATAAAATATTTATAATGCCTTCATCTTGTCTTATTTATCCTTTATCAATTATATTAGGACCATATTATTATTTAAATAAATATTTTAATTTAAAATTTCCTTTTAATAAATATTTTCAAATATTATATGAATTATTAAAATTATTAATAAAACCTTCAGGTAATATTAAAACTGATGCTACTAAATTGATTAGTATAGTTATTTATATTACTATATATATTTACAGTATATATAATACAATAATGATATCATATATTGTATATAAAACACGAGAAAAATTATTATTAAAAATATATGGTTTAGTTAATTTTATTAAAACAGCTATAACTATAATTAAAAGAAGTAATTATTGTTGGTTACCATATTTTTTATATGATAATGATATATCAAAAGATGATATAGAAGAAAGTATTATAAATTTAGATAAATTAAAATATGATTTATCTACACTTTATAAATTATGGAAAAATGAAAATTATAAAAAATATATAATTACTCTTCTTAAAATTATATATACAATTGATATTATAAATTTTATTACTAAATTAAAAAAAAATAATAATTGGTGTTTACCTAATTATTATGAAAATAACAAAAATACTAAAATATGGGATTTAAAGAATCCAATGTTAGATGATAATCAAATAGCTAATCCTCTTAATTTAAATAAAAATCTTATAATAACAGGTGTTAATGCTGGTGGTAAAACAACATATGTTAAATCTATAATATCAAATATTATTTTGGCTCAAACATTAGGAATAGTAAATGCTTTAAAAGCAAATATTTCTATTTATGATGCTATAATATCATTTATGCGTGTTATTGATGAAGTTGGTGTTAAATCATATTTTGAAACAGAAACAGACTGTTGTAGTAAAATGATAGATATAGCAAATAATATAAATAAAGAAAATAAGAAAGGATTATTAGTATTAGATGAACCTATGCATTCTACACCACCTATAGAAGGAATGTCTGTAGCATATGCTATAGCTAATTATTTAGGAAAATTAAAGGGTATATCTATAATAATAACTACACATTTTCATAAATTAATAGAATTAGCAGAAGAAGAAAATTCTAATTTTATGAATATATGTGTAAATGCTAAAAAAGATGATAATACAAATAGTTATATATTTAATTATAAGATATTTAAAGGTTATTCTAAACAATCAATAGCCATAGAATTATTGAAAAAACATAAATTAAATGATGAAATTATAAATAATGCTATAAATATTAAAAATAGTGCGATTGAATTAAAAAAGTAATAATATCTTTATTTTTTAAGAAATGTTATTTAAATTACTATCAAACATTAATTATATTTTTTATTTCTGTATTATAGCATTTGTATTATTAATATTAACTTATATCATTTATAAAATATTTATACTTGAAGCTGATATATATATAATTTATGAAAAACTAAATAAAATAGAAGTTGAATTTAGTGGCAATGGTAATAATAATTCTTGTTGTATGAATACTAATAATAAATCACATAAATTATCAGAAATTATAATGAATGAAGTTTTTAATTCTCAAAATTCTGTATTAAATCAAGAAGAATGTAATAAAGATACTATTGATATTATAGATATTGATAATCTTATCAATAATGATACCCCTATTACTAAAGAAACGGATGATTCTACTGAAGATAAAGTATTATTTGATTTAAAGAAGGATGTAACAACAATAATAAATGATAATGAATCAGTAATAAGTAGTAGTAATAATCAATTAACTAAAAAAAAACTTCAAAAAATGAATATAGATAAATTAAAAGAAAAATGTTCAGAATTAGATTTATCAACTGATGGAACAAAATCACAATTAATAGATAGAATTGTAAATAAAGAAGTTTAAGGATTAATAATTAATCTAATAATATAATAATGAGTATTGAAAATAAAGAAAATGATTTAGGATTTATAAAAATAAATATAGATATATTTACACAAATTTATAATAATTATAATGATGAAATTAATAATGAAAATTTAGAAAAAAAAGCTAAAGAACTTATATCAACATATAATTGTTTTATATCTAATTATGATGCTAAAAGTTTATGGGAAAAAAAGAAATTAATAGCTCAAAAAAAGAATTCTAAATTTAATAATGTAAGAAATAATAAACCAAGAGTATTATTAATAGATTTTAGTGATGAAATGAAATGTAAAAAAGAATTTACATCTTATTTAAATAAATTAACTGATGTTAATAAAGATATTATTTATAATAAAATATCAGTATTTATAAAAGAATTAAATGAAGAAATATTAAATTCCTTATTTGATGTTCTTATAAATTTTATTAAAATATCTTCTAATAATATTTATATTGATGTTCTTTTTTTATTTGATTATAATTATATTATTAGTAATATAAATACATATTTAAATTCATTTATAGAAAATAAAGAATGGTTGCCAAAAGATATAATTATAGATTCTAAAATATTATTTAATAATGATAATTATGATAAATATTGTTCATATGTTAAATTAAAAAAACATACTCTATCTATTATTAAAGCATTAATGATTATTATTAAAAAAATTAATAATAATACTTATTTTGATGTTTTATTAACAAATGTTTATAATGATTTTGATAATTATATTAAATCAAATAATCATAAACATATAATTGAATTATTATTAGATGAATTAATTATATTATTAGATTCTAATTATAATAAAAATATTATAAATAATTTAAATCAAATTAATTTAAATAGTTTTGAATATTCAACTAAATTTAAAATTCAAAAAATATTAGATATTTATAGAAATAATGACTAAAAAATGTGAAGAAGGAAAAATCTTAAATATACTTACAAATAGATGTGTTAATATAAATGGTATTATTGGAAAAAAAATATTAGCTATGAAAAATAAGGAATCATCAAAGCAAGATTTTAAAAATATTATTATTGAACATTTAAAAACTATTAGAGATTATGAAAAAATTAATAATAATATATATAAAGTTAGAGCTTATACTAAAGTATTGGCACAATTATATCAATATAATGATAAAATAAGTAATTATGAAGATTTTAAAAATAATATAGAAGCGGGTGATAGAATAACTAACAAAGTTAAAGAATTAATAGAAACAAATAAAATAAATTATGAAGAAATTAATATTAAAAAAGATAGTAATTATTATTTTCAAGAAGACTTAAGAAAAATTTATGGTATAGGAACTATAAATATAAAAAAAATATTAAATGCTGGTATAAAATCAATAGATGAATTAAAACAAAATACACATTTATTAAATGAAAAACAAAAAATAGGTCTTAAATATTTTAATGATTTAGATAAAAGAATACCAAAAGATGAATATTTAAAACATAAAAAAATTCTTGAAAAAGATTTAAAATTAAATAATTTAATATATGAATTTGCTGGTTCTTTTAGAAGAGGTAATACTAACATGGGTGATATAGATATGTTGATTATGAAAAATGATAATTTTGATTTAAAGGCTTATATAAAAAAATTAGAAGAAATGGGATATATAATAGAAAAATTATCATATGGAAATGTTAAATTTTCTGGAATAGTTAAATTGAAAGATAGTGATATATATAGAAGATTAGATATATTAGTAGCACCTGAAAATGAATATTATTATTCATTATTATATTTTACTGGATCTGCTGAATTTAATGTAGGATTTAGAAATTATATTAAAGAAAAATATCAAATATCATTAAGTGAACATGGTTTTGATAAAGAAGTAATTAAAATACCAAAAATGAATAGTGAAAAAGATATATTTAATTTTTTTAATATAAAATATGTTGATCCAGAAAAAAGAAAGATTTTTTATACTCCTAAGGTTTAATATATTTTCTTATAAAAATAATATTTATAAATAAGTAGAAATAAAATAATTATAATGGCTGATTTTGGCATTTCATATATATTAAAATTTATCTATTCAATTCTTACTATAATTTTATTAGTATTTATTTATACTTATTTAACTAATTTAGAAGCAAAAGGATGTGCTTGTGCTATGAGTCCCAATAATAATTTTATAAAAGGTTTTACATTATTTGCTATAATTTATTTAATATTTACAGGAATATTACCTGATAAAACTGTTAAAGATACATTAGGACCCTCTGTATTTGGTCTTTATAAATTTATTGATATAATATTTATATTAGTATTTATTTATTATATTTATTCTGTATTTCAATATACACGTTATTTAGTTAATGAAAAATGTAAATGTTCCGAAGATATTCGTCGTGAAATAATAATGATAGGATCATTAATTGAATTTGGATTAATATTTTTATTATTTCTTCTTCATATCATTTTATTTACTATTTATTTAGTTGCTTATAATGTAGTTAAAGAAGTTAATGATAATAGTGATAATATTAGAAATGTTATAAGAGATCCATTGGGTTCTATTACTAAAGTTCCAAAAACAATTTCTAGAGAAATTAATAATATGAGTAATTATGTTAAACAAACAACTAAAGAACTATCCAGAGTTGGTTCAAAAAGAAATTCAAAAAAATAAATATTTAAATATTTAATGTTCTTTTATTTTTTCCTCTAACTGATTTTTTTAATAAATTAACATCAGTGGCATCTTCAATTATTGAAGTTATTTCTTCATCACTTATTGATAATGTTTCTATTCTATTATCATCATCTATATGTGGTGAAATTTTACCATGAACATTATTAATTATATTATTAATATCCGAAACACTCTTATCTACATGTCTTATATTTTGTTTAGGTTGTGATGACATCATCGGATTATTATTAAAATTAGCTGTATTAGTTAATCCTCCAAATAAATTACCAATCATACCAAATAAACTATTATTTTGACTAGTAGATCGTTGTTGTTGAGATTGATTATGATCATTACCTATTCCTGTATTTTTATACATAAATTGTTTTGCCGCAGCATTTTGAAATTCTTTCATTAAAGTAGGATTAGATTTTAATACTTCTTCAACACCTGGAATAGCACTTTCTTTAAACATTCTAGAAGTTAAATGAAACATAAAAGCACTACCTGTTAAACTAATAAATAATCGTAATTCTGCTGGCATTTTTTTCCCTTTTGATTTATATTTTTCATGTAATTCTTCAAATATATCATCATAATCAGTTATATTTTCATGAACTTGTTCAGACCATCCATCCAGTTTTATAGCAAAAGGATCATATCTAGTATTTAAATATTCAGTTCCTGTAACAAATGCCATTAACATTTTTCTTTGAAATCGTACTGAAGAATCAATATCTTTATCTCTAATTATTCTTTCATATTCCTGTTTCATTTCTAATAAATCAGACTGCATATTATATTGATTAGGTATTACATGTCCCTTATCTTCTAATCTTTTTAATTGATATAGTATTTCTTTTTTTTCTGATATTATATCTTTTTTGCTTTTTATATTATTTTCACTTGAATTACTTTTAATATCTTCTTCATCTTCATCCTCTTCTTCTTCATCCTCATCTTCTTCTTCATTTGTTTGTTTATGTTTTTTATAAAATTGTTTATCATCTTCATCATCACTATCATCATCATCGTTATTATCATTATCATCATCATCACTATCTAAAATAATTCTATTATTTAATTTAGTTTTAAAATTATCATCGTCATCTTCTTCTAATTGTTTTTTAATTTTTATACTAGTTTTATTTTTATTAGAAGAAGAATTAATACTAGAACTACTAGATAATGAAGAAATAGATGATAATGATGCTACTTCATTACTAATTTTATTTTTATTAAATAAAGATAATAAATCATTATTTGTATTATTATTTTCTAATAAATCATTCATTTAAATTCTATATTACTTAAAATTAATATGTTTATATCTTTTATATAAACGAATAAACTTATTCAAATAAGAAACTAAAAAAATTACTAGATGTTTCTTTTAAATCTTTAATAACATTAATATTAAAAGGTTTAATTTCTTCTATTTTTGTATTATCATCAGTTGTTTTATTAAAACATTTTGTTAAATTTTTTTCTAATTCATCTATTCTTTTATTTATTTTAATACTATCATTTTCTTTAGAATTTTCAATACATTCATTACTAATATTATCAGCATTTTTGTTAGCTTCTTCTATAGCAGATGAAGATGATTTTAATATATTATTAATACCTGATAAATAATAATAATTATGTTTAAAAAATATTAAATATTCACTTATAGGTATTATAGATTTATAATAAGTAAAATTATATAAATCCATATTAATATTACCTTTTTTATTTATAATAACAGGATTAGAACCTAATTTAATTGTAAATTTCTTATCAGTTTTATATTTAAACATTTCTTTATTAATTATTAAAGTTATTTCTGATTCTGTATATAATAATGCTATAATTAATAAATCACTACCTTTTATTATAGTTTTATCAATATTATTAATATTACCAGCATATACATTATTTCCAATTGTTAATATAAAATTATAATTATTATTTATATTAGGTTGTATATTTATATTAACCATAGAATAAGTATAATTTATATTATTATCATTTATAATTTCTTCTGTATTACCAGTCATTTCAAATAAAATATTATTATTTTCACTTATATCATTTATTTTACAACTGATAATTACACTAAATTCAGTTAATTCATTAGAATTAGTATTATTGGCATAATAAAAACTTTTAGGACCTAATAATTCTATTCCATTAATATCAGCTCCTTTAGCACCATCATTATTAATTTTATTATTTTTTAAATTAATCATTTTTGAAAATGTAAAATATTCATTTACATTTAATTTTATATTATATTTATCAGTAGTTAAATCTATATCATACCATCTTCCTTCAGAATTTCCGAGTTGTTTAATATTAAAATAAGTGCTAATACTCATATATTTAAAATTTTTATAAGGTAAATCTTCAATTATTTTATTATATGTTGAATTAAGATAAGTTGTATTTAATGTTTCTTTTGTTAAATTATTAACTTCAAAATTTTCTTTTTGCTTATTTATAATGTTAAAATAATTTATAAAAAATAATGTTATAAATAATCCTATAAAAAAACTAAAAACTTTTAAAAAAACTAAATTCATTATCTATAATAATCATCTAAAAATTATATAAGAATTAATTTTTATTATAAAATATAAAAATAATAAATAATGACTCAAGAAGATGATAATAGTGTATGTTCTAATGATAATGCTGAAGATGTAGAAGTTAAAGAAAAAGAAAAAGAAGAAGATGATGAAGAAGAAGAAGATGATGAGGAAGAAGAAGATGACGATGAGGAAGAAGAAGATGATGAAAATGAAGAATATGACCCAGCAATTATTCAATATGAACTTCTTAAAAATTTCCTAGTGGATGAAGAGGGAACTAATGTAGCAACACATCTAGGAGCAATAGCACATGAATTAAGAAGATTAAATAAAGTATTACTTAAAAATAAAAATTAAGCTATATTATAATTACTTTTAGCATTAGCATAATTATACATATTATGTTCTGCGGTAGCAACAGGTAATATTAATTCTTTAATAGCATAAAATGTAGGATTACCTCTAACTCTATCTCTAATAGTTTTAAGGGGACATAAATCATTAAATTCATATATAATTTTTTTATCATCTATTTGAAGAATAATAGGTGTTTTAATTTTATTATAACCATCTTCACTATAATAACTATTAGGTATAGAAAATGTGGTATCTATAATAGCATTAGATACTATATAATAATTTTTAGTATTTTGAAAAGCAATTTCTTCATTTGGAAATGGAAGTGCCGTACCTGAATATGAAGTTCTTATATCAGGAGGATTTGGAGCACAAATAATAATTTTTTTAAAAGAGTCGGCATTTTTAACAACACCTTTAATAATTATATTATTATTATTAAAAATAAAATTACAATCAATATAATTATCACTTATACTTTTATTCATTATTCTATTACTATAATAGACTTAAAATAATTTAGTTGTTCCTAATCCTTTATCATTAGTTCCTTGTGTTTTACAACTAACATTATCACAATATACATAATATTTATTATCCAATTCTTTATTTGTTTCATTAATTAATTCGCCAGATTTACATGGAATACATGGCATTAAATTTTCTAAAGCTTTTTTTCTTTCTTCTTCTACTATTTTATCATAATTATTTTGAAGAAATAATCTTTGTTCATAACTAGAATTAACCATATTATTTTGTACTAATAAATTATTTAAATGAGCATTTCTAACACATCTAGTTTCATAATTAGTAAATGAACGTCCATCACTCATTTTTAAAGGACAATTTATAGTATTCATATATTCTAATAATAAAAAATATTAAATTTCATGTTCATATGTCAAATTATGAATATATAATTCACTTGTTCTACCTACTCTTTGAGCTCTACCTATAGCTTGTAATTTATCTATTCCCATAGAATGAAATATAATAACATCTGTAGCATAATTAATATCTATACCACTACCAGCATATTGTGTATTTAAAAGGATTATATTAATTTGTCCATTTTTAAATTTTTCTAAAATATTTAACATATGTGAAGTATTACCTTTTAAAAAATCATATTTAATATTATTTTCATTCATTTTACCTTTAATTAATTCAAATCCTAAATCATTTTTACTAAATACTATAAATTTTCCATTAGGTTTATTTTTTATAATATTAATAAATGTATCTTCTTTTGTTAATATTATTTCTTTATCAATACATGTATCTACTTTTTCATTAACAATAGCTATTAATTTATCATAACTTAATATAGGTGTTCTACAATATGGACAATTTTTATTATCTTTTACCCATTTAAATATACATGAACCACAATATAAATGAGTACAATCTAACATCACTGGATTTTTAACAGTATCCATACAAATAATACAATTATTAGTATGTAATGATTTTATTCTTTCAGTTAAATCTATTATTTTATTATTTTGATTATTAATTTTTATATTAATATTTTTTAATTTTGTTTCTTTATCTTCTTGTGATATATCTTGATTTAATATAAATGTTTTTTCTATTTCTAAATTATATAATTCTCTTTTTAATTCTTTTGATACTAATTCTATAATATTATCTTCTGTTTCATTTTTACCTCCTAATTCTTTAATAGCACCAATAAAATCATTAGCATTTATTTTTTCCATTACAGAATTATTTAAAAATTTTTTGGCAATTATAAAATTTGAATCTAATTTACATAAATAATATTTTTCAATTGGTTCGGGTAATTTAAAACTTTTCTTTATAAAATCTATATTATTTTTTACTAATATTAAATTAATTGATGTATCATTCATTAATTTTTTAATTCCATTTGTATAATTATTATTTATTTTTTTTAATATATCTATATATGTTCCCGATATTAACCATAAATAATAATAATTTAAATTATCAGGAATCTGATGAATAATATCATGTGCCTCATCTATCATTATTCTTTTCCAACTATAAATAAAATTTGAATAATTATAATAATTATTTATAAGAATTTTTAATGTAGTATTTTTTATTAATACTAAATCAAAATTTTCAAAATAATTATATATTTCATTTATATTATTGCCATCATATTTTGGTAAATTAGTTTTTATAAAATTATAATTATTAATTGCCAATATCTTCAATTTTGTATTTTCTTTTATCATTTTTTCCCATTGTGTATATACAGGTCCTCTAGGTACTATTACTAATGTTGTATTTATTATATTATTTTCTTTTTTTATTAAACTATTATCATAAGTAATATTCAAATAATTATAATTTTTAGTAGAATTATGTGTTTTTATATAATTTGGATTTATATATATATTATTTAAATTATTAGATGCTATTAATGATAAAGCAATTAATGTTTTTCCATATCCAACAGTGTCTCCAAATATTCCAATATTTGTTCCTATTTTAATATTTGTATAATTATTAGTTATATTAGAATTATCTATATTATAAATTAAATTACTATCTCTTATTTTATATTTAATTTCTCCTTTATTTTCCATTTCTATCGCTTTATATAATGATGTTAATTGATGTGGTTTTAATTTTAATAAAATTTTTTCAGGTTGATATGCTAATAAATTTATATCATTTAATTCTAAGTCATATACATTATCATTATTCATTTCTATTAATATTATTTTCTAATTTTTATATAATTAATTAAAAAAAATATATAAGAATATACATAATTTCTTTATATATAAATATGGAAAATAATGAAGTTATTATAGATGAAAATAATATTAATAAAAAAAAAAGAGTTGTAGTTGCTTTACCTGGAGATAATTTTTCTTCAAAATTTTTAATTTCATGGACTAGTGCTTTAAATGTTATTTGGGAAAGTCAAAAATATGATTTAATTGTAAGTCCAGGAGTTAGTTCATATGTAACATTTGCTCGTATGCAAACATTAGGTTTAGATGTTCTTAGAGGTGTTCAACAAAAACCTTTTAATAATCTTGATTTTGATGTATGGGTAACTATTGATAGTGATATTATTTTTACTCCACAACAATTGATTGATTTAATTGAATCAACTGAACTTCATCCTGTTGTAAGTGGTATGTATCGTATGTCAAATCTTACTAATTATGCTATAGTTAAAGAATGGAATACTGATTTTTTTCTAAAGAATGGTTATTTTGAATTTTTAACTCCTGAATATGTTGATAAATGGAAACAAGAAACAGGACTTAAATATATGCCAGTTAATTATACAGGAATGGGTTTCTTTGCTATTAAAAAAGATGTTCTTAAAAAAATGACTTATCCTTATTTTAATGCGGAATTACAAGAAATTATTAGTGAAGATGGAACTATTATTAGAGATATTTGTTCAGAAGATGTTGCTTTTTGTAAAAATATTCAAAAAATAGGATTTCCTATAGTTGTAAATACAGATATTAGAGTTGGTCATCATAAATTAATTTCCATTTAAAAAATAAATGAATATTATCTTATTATTATTACTTTTAATTGTTGGTTATTATTCTATTAAATATTTACTTTTCATTTTAATAGGAATAATTATAGGTATTTATATAACTTATTATTATATGAAAAAAAATAAATTCTAATCTAATTTTTTATTTTTTATATAAAATGCGTATTCCATTTTTATAAAATTATATTTTTCCAAATATTCATCTATTAAATTACAATCTTTATTTATTCCTATATATATATAATCAATATTATTAAGATATTTATCTAATCCTTTTAATGCTTTTAATTCTGTTCCTTGAATATCTAAATTAATAAAATTAAATTTAATATCTTCATAATCACTTAAAATATTTCTTAATAAATTAGTTGTAGTTTTTATATTAAATGTTACTTCTTCTATTTTATCAGATATTACAGCTTCTTCTATTACACCAACCGAAAAGATAAATGGGACAAGATTTATTTTTTGTATATCTTAAAACTATGTTTTAGGTAATTTGTTAAATGCTCTTTATTTATTTTTGTGCTTATTATATCTTTTATCATATTATCTTATATCTTCATATGTATTTGGACTTTCTTTTTTGATGTAATGTTTTAATTGACTAAAAAACTCTTCTATTGCATTTGTTTCTGGATGATATGGAACACTATATAATAAATTATTATTTGTACTTTCTATTATTTTTTTTACTTGTTTTGAACGATGTATAACAGCATTATCCATTATAATTAAGTAGTTTTTATATTTATCTTTAATATAGTCATTATAAAATTCTAATATATTTTGTGTTTTTAATCCACCTTTTAGGTCTTTATATAATACATACCCTATGATTTTATCAGCACTAATAGCAAATAATAAATTATATCTTTTGTAAGGATATTTATATGTTTTATCTATTACTCTTGTACCACTTTTGCTTCTTCCATAAGAAAGTTTCATATTTAGATAAATAGAAGTTTCATCCAAACAAATTGTTTTATCATAACTAAACTTTTTTAATTTATTATAAAAAACTTCTAAATCTTCTTTTTCTTGTCATTCTTTCTTTTCAGGATAGTATTTACTTCTTAATTTCTTTCTTGTATTTTTGTTTAATTGTAATATATTATATATAGAATGGTCTGATAATTTTACCTTATATTTATTATTTACTAATTTGGAAAATTCCCATAATGTTGTAGTAGGATATAATTTAACATAATCCTTAACAAATGAAATTATTTCTGGTGTTATTTTTATATTTTTATGTTCTCTATTTTTTCTTTTTATATTACCATTTTTATTATATTTTATTTTCCATCTTGATAGAGATTGTATTTTACAATTAAATATTTTATTACATACCTCTCTCATCGTTTGATTATGTGTCAAATAATATTTTACAGCAGTTAATTTATAATCTTTACTATGTTGTTGTTCTACCATTCTTTACTATATAAATGTACTTAAAAATAATTTACATAATAATATATAACATTATGGATATTATTAAACTGGTAGAAGAAAATAAAAAACTCAAAAATGAAATTATAGAATTAAAGGAACAACTAAAAAAATATACTTATGGTAATACTCATAAAAGATATTATGAAAAAAATAAAGAAAGAGTAAAGGAAGGTGGTGCAAATTATCTAAAAAAATTAAAAGAAGAGAACCCAGATAAATTAAAAGAATATAGAAGAACTGCTTATCTAAATAAGAAGAATAAATTAAAAGAAGTTATATAAAAAAATGATTAATCATTATAATTATTTACTATATCAAAAATGTCAAATAAAGGAATTCCTACAATTGGAGTAAGAGGTATTCAATTTAGAAGTAGGATTGAAGCACAATGGGCGTATATCTTTGAAAAGTTAGAATGGAATTGGGAATATGAACCAATAGATTTAGATGGATATATACCAGACTTTATTATTAAATTTGATGATGAAGAAATTTTGATAGAAATAAAAGGAGACACTAATATTTGGAATAAAGAAGTATATAAACCCCATGCAGATAAAATTTTACAATCAGGATGGAAAGGACAATTTGGAATTTTAGGAAGTGTATATAAAATAACTGATGACTTCCACTTTATTAAAAGAATAAATATTGGTAAAATATATCAAAATAAATGGGAACTATATGATGAAAATCATCATATATTAGAAAATAATGACATAAAATTTGATGATTTAATTATAGTTTTCAGCAATAAAGTAAATAAATACTATATTGATGGTCTTGAAAAAAAAGAATTATTAGAATGCCCTTTATACGAAAGAAAAGATACATTTAATGATATTAGTGAATATTTTCAAAAAATATGGGTAGAAGCAAAAAATAAAGTCCAATGGAAAAGAATACAAAATAAAATTGAATTTAAACCAAATAAAAACACTTTTATAAAAATATTAGAAAAATCCAAAATAAATGAAAAAGGAAAAAGTTATATAAAATATGATGGAACAAAATATGAAGGGTTATCATATGAAGAAAGTCAATATTTTATACAAAAAGGAGGAATTAGTAAATGGATTGATAATACAGGTAGTTTGATAGTTGATGTAGAATTTAGTAATCTTAAAACAATTAAAGAAATACTATTGCATCCTGTAATTTTAGATACTGATAAAAAGAGAATTATGAGATGTTATGAAAAAATAAAATTACATTATGATATTTATAATGAATTACCTATATGGGGTAATACAGATATATTTGTTAATAATAAAACATATATATACAAAATTCATTATGATAAATCTATACAATATTTACAAACTATAGATTATAGTATAAGTAATATGAAGAAAATAACACTTGAAGGTATTCCACACTTTCCTATTGAAATGAATGAAAATGATTTTATACATACATAATACAATTCAATAAGCATATAAAGATTAGTAAATATATACTATATAGAATTATACATAATGAAGAAACCTCCTGATAAATATAAGTGTATTAAATTACCTATTACTTCTATTCTTTATAAAAATAAAGAATGTCAAAATATCTTTAATACTATTCAAGATGCAGTTTATAGAACAAATTATATTACTACAAAAACAAGTTTGTTATTGAGATTATGGTGTTTAAATAAATATCATAATGGTATTAATATTCCTTTAATTACTGAAACAACTATCAAAATGTGTATGAAATCTATTCTAAAACCTTCCAAAGGAGGAAGAAAACCTAAAGAAGAAAATGTTTTATTACTAAATGAGTTTAAACAATTACATAATTTTACATTAGAAAATGGTGTTAATTTATCTGCTATTTTAAATTATTATGCTATAACTATTCTTACATCTATTGAAAATAATATTAAAATCCATTTTTTTGATTAATATTTTAAATCTTTAAATACAATTTATACCACAACATAAATAAATAATATGATGATATAGTTCATCATATGATTATGAAATTTTAATTTTTCTGCTAATATAACTAAATTATATTCCCCTAATTCTTTAAATAAATTAAATAATGTAATATCTAGTACTTCATTATATCTCAAAAAACATTCATCTGATATTTGAATAATCTTTATCATTATTTATATTTATTTATAATTCTTTTTCTACTTCCTCCTTTTATATTATTAGGTGGTTTTGGTATATTATTTCTATTTGTTATTGGTGATAATAAATTTGTCATAAATGATGTTTTATTATTAGTATTATTTACAGGCGTTTTTTTAAATAATTTACTAAAAAAAGATTCATTATTATTATCACTAGATGTTGTTGTTGTATTTTTAGAAAATAAATTAGAAAAAAATGATGATTTATTTTCAACAGGAACTATAGGTTTAGTTTCAACAGGAACAGTAGGTTTAGTTTCAACAGGAACAGTAGGTTTAGTTTCAATAGGAACAGTAGGTTTAGTTTCAATAGGAATAGTAGGTTTAGTTTCAATAGGAACTATAGGTTTAGTTTCAATAGGAACTATAGGTTTAGTTTCAATAGGAACTATAGGTTTAGTTAATTCTTGATTTTTTATAATTATAGGTTTACTATCTATTGTTACTTTTGGAGTAGAAGAAGAAAATAATGAATATATTAATAATATAATAGAAATAATTAATAATAATCCTAATATTATAAATCCAACATATATCCAAAAATTAAATTTATCTAATACATCATCTTTAAATAATTTTTTTTCTTCATCTTTTGTTTTTAATTCTAATTTATTTGTTGTATCCGTTGTATCGGTTATATTATTTGATGACATTATATCTAATAATTTAAATGAAAAAATAAATAGATTTTAAATAAATAGAATGTCTTTAAAATCTATTAATATTAAACAATGGTTTCCTGATAAAACTAATAAAATATTTAAATTTGATATTTATGAAGATGATAGTATAGAAGATAGTATTATTAAAATCGTTAATAAATTACAAATAGAAGGAAGATTTTATGTATGGAATACTAATTATAAAAGTATATTATTTTCAATATCTGAATATCATTGGAAAGGATATAATTATAATCCTTTTGAAGCTAAAGATTTAAATAATCCTATAATTAAACAACCTATTATTTATAATTATAATAAAGGATTATCTTATTTTAATACTTTAAATATTATATTTGAAAAAGATTTTCCTAATTTAAAAGATAATCCTTATTATTTTATAGATATTAAAACTAAAATACTTATTTCTGATAAAATTCTTAAAAATTTAGAAGATATATTAGCTACAAATATTAGTGATAATTATTCTATAATACATAGATATGAATTAATATCAATATTTAATTCCGATATTTTAATTCCCAATATTTATTCTTTATTAAATACTAATGAACTCATTCAATATATTCAATGGATTAATGATACATATACTATTATTCATAAATTATATCTTTATCATAATATTAATCATTATAATTTATCAAATTGGACTAATTTAGAAAAAATAACAAATATAGATGTAATTAATTGTTATTCATTAATTAATGAAAATTGCTATGCTAAAATAACTATTAATACAACATCTATTATTATTAATTATATTTTAGATTTAAGAAAAAATATAACATGGGATATTTTAAATAATCATACAAATAAAATTAAAAGTTATCTAGAAACTAATCTAAAAACTAAAATTATATTTAAACCAATATCTATAAAAATTCATAATTATATTAATATTATTAATGTTCCATTTGATGTACTTAAAACAAATATCTCTAAATATCCTCAAATATTTAATATAATATCATTAAAAGATACTATAAACTTAATTTATAAAAGAAGTTCTAATTATAATAATGAAGTTCTAGATTATAGTAAATATATTAAAAATAGATTGTTATTAGGTATTGAAAATAATGATATAATTGATGAATTAATATCATTTGGTTTATCTAAAGATGATGCTAAAAAATTAGTAGAAACAGAAGAAGATTTCCTTAAAGATTTAGAAAATAAAATGATAAAAGAAACATTTGATAATAGCAAATTAAATACTTTTGTTATTATAAAACCAAATAAAAGTGGATTTGAAATAATTATTCACAATACTCCTAATAAAAAAGAATTTGAATATTTAATATTTTGGTTATCAAAAATAATTAGTTCTTCTCAAAAAAAAACATTAGAAATTAAAAAGAAATCTATATTAAAAGTTGAATCTTCTTCATCATCTTCTTCTGAAATAAAAAGTAATAGTAGTGAAAAATTAGAAGATTTATCATCATCTTCAGGTGGAGCAGGTAATGAAAAAGAAGATCAACGTTATAGAGTTCAATTATTACAAAATGCTGATAAAGATTTATTTGGAGAGAATTATGCTAGAAAAAAATGTCAAAAAAGAAATCAACCATTTGTTTTATCTAAAGAAACTAGAGATAAATTAATTAAAGAAAATAAATATTATACTGATAATGATATTTATTATGGTAGTAAAAAAGATAAAATGAATTATTATTTATGTCCAAAATTATGGTGTAAAATTTCTAAAGTACCAGCTGATCCTATTACTAAAAAATGTCCAATAGAAGATGATGAAGTAATTTTAAGTTTTTTTGATAATAAAGATGAAGACGGTGTTAAACGATATGTAAAATTAATAAAACCAAATGAAAATGATATATGTGTACCATGTTGTTTTAAAAAACCACCAAAAGAACATGAACTTAATAAATGTAAAAATTATGAAACATATAATCCTAATAAAGCAATAGATACTAATATAATTCAAGATAAAGATGAAAATTATTTAGTTAATTATCCAGCACCTATTCCATTTGGTAGATATGGAATTGTTCCTCAGTTTCTTCATGAATTTATATTTCCAACTATTAAATATTCAAATTGTTCAAAAGATTTAACAAAAAATGAACAATGTCTAGTTAGAAAAGGTATTATTCATAAAAAAATAAATAAAGAAAATACAAATTATCCTGATAGTTTTATTTATGCCATTAGTTATCTATTAAATTTTAAAGATAAAAATGAATTTGTTAAAGATATAAAAACTAAATTAGATTTAATTAGTTTTTTAAGTATTGAAAATGGAAATGTTTGTAAAGCTTTTATGGATAAATTACCTTTAATACCTGAAGAAAATATTAAATTATTAGCAGATTTGAAATTACATTTTAAAGAATTTCCCATTTTATATAAAATTAATTTAAATAAAAATAATTTTCAATTATCTAGATTATTAGGTATTTTTAAAAGTTATAAAAAATTTATTAATTATATTGAAATAAATGATTATCATATTAATAAAAGTTCTTATTATTTCTATTCTCTTATTGTTAATATCTATAATAAATTATTAATTGTCTGGGAAAAAGATAATACTAATACCAATATAATATGTCCTTATTTTACTTCTTATAATGATTTAATAACTTCTATGGAAATAAATCCTGATATTATTATGTTATTAAAAGAAAATAAATATTTTGAACCATTAGAAATTAAATCAAAAAGTAAAGATGGTATTAAAATAATAAAATTAAATGATTATCCTAAATTACAAGAATTATTAAAAGAATGTAGTACTAATAATATTAATACAGATACATATACTAATCTTTATACTTTAAATAATTGGAGTAAAACTAAAGGAAATGGATTAGATAATTCTGAAAAATTTATTATTGATACTATTATTATTAATAGTGATTTGACTATAGAACATTTTTTAACTAAAGGAAAAATTCTCTTAACTATTAAAAAAATAGGTATTAGTTATTTAAATAGAATTATAAAAGATTTAGATATTAAATCAATTCTATTTTATGAAGATTTATCGGATAATTTAACAACATATGATATTAATATAAGTGTTAAAGATTTACAATTATTTAAAAATAAATCTATTCTTTATGATATAAAATATGATATTGGAGAATTAAATAAAGATATTCCTCAAAAAGAACCTTTAGTTGAAATTTATACTATTCTTAAAATATTAAAAAAACCTTTAAATAATAATTATATTATTCATACAAGAATTAATGATGATTTATATATATACGAAAATGATACTTATGAAGATAATAAAAAATGGTTTCAACTTCAATTAATGGTTTTTACAACATTATTAAAAAATATTGATGATAATAAACTTAAAGAACTTCAAAAATTACCTAGAATTGACTATATCAATAAATTAATTACATTATTTGATAAAAATATACCTCATATTAATAAAATAAGATTAATATTAGAAGAAATTCCTATTTATAGTATAAATCATATTAAAAAATATTTAAATAAATTATTAATATATTATAAATATGATTTTTTAAATACTACTATTAATATTAATAAAAATATATCACAATTTGAATTCTCTCAATCTGCTCTTAATAATGGTATACCATATGATTTATTTAATTATCATTTATCCGGTCCATATAATAATTTTATTTATTCAAATTATGAAAATAAAGAATATTCTTTTAATAATGATGATAAATTAATTATTGATTTATCTAAATTACCTGATATATTTAAAGGAACTCTTAAAAAACTTAATAGTAAATGGACTATGCATAAAAAAAGTTTATGGTATCAAATGGAAATATTAAAAATATCAAATTATACTAAAGATACCTTTAAAGAATTTTTTATTTGGTTAGCTGATTATATTAAAGTAAAAGCATCTTTTAATAATTTACAAGAAATAACAGATAATAAACTTAAAATTGTCGCAGATGATGAAGAAAATCTTAAAAATTTATTAAAAGATAATAAATTATTTAAATTATTTATGACTATATCCAAAAAATCTTATTCTAATGTAAATACTTTCTATAAAAATTATTTTACTAATTTAACTAATTCTGAAAAATCTGAGTTTATTAATACGGTTATATCATCTGGATATTCTTTAAATGATTTATATATATTATCAATGTGTGAAATTTTAAATATTAATATTTTAACTATACACAGAGCAATTTATAAAACTAGTAAAGATGATTTAATTAGAGGTGATTTAGATGACTTAATTATATCAACAACTTTTTATAAAGCTCCTAATAATCATTATAATAGACCTTTTTTAATATTTTATAAAGATATTAATGTAAATAATAATGAAACCGTTTATTATTTAATTGTAGATAATACAAAAGAAATTATATATAATAATATCTATTTAAAATTAGATGAAATACCTGATGAAATAAAAATATTAGTTGAAGAACATTTAAAAAGATATTATTAATAATTAATTACATAAAAATGGATAATAAAAACTCTTTTAATAATTGTATACTATTAATTTATTTTAATGATTCTTTTTTAGTCTCTGAAAAAGATTTTATTAAAAATATTTATCAAAAATATTTTAAAACTATTGTATTTTATTCTAATTATAATAATGATACTGAAAAAATAGATAAAGATGTAAATTATATTTTTACAAATTATGGTTTTAATACACATGCGATTTTTAGTGATTTTTATCTAAAATATAGACAATTAATTGATGATTCTGATGGATTAATGTTTGCTATAGATGATTGTATTCTTAATATGAAAATTCTTCATAATTTTAAAAATGATTCAATTATATATTATTTTAAAGAAAATGAATATAAACCATTAGAAGAACATAATGGTTGGCAATGGGATAAACCATATTATGGTAAAGATGCTTTTTATAGATTATTAAAAGATGAATTATATAATAAATATTATGATATTAAATATTTTAGTGGATTTTATGCTGATTGGTTTTATCTTCCTAAACAATATTTAACTGATAAATTTTTTCTATTATCATTTTTATTAGCAAAACATCAAGTATTTTTTGAATTAGCAATTCCTACACTTATTAATTATATAGAACAAGATAAAAATAAATATCAAATTGTTAATGATGATATTTTATGGGGTGAAGATAGAAATACTAAATTTACAAATAAAGATTATTTAATTTATTCTTTATGTAAAAAAAATAGTTTTGCTATTCATCCAGTAAGAACTTATAGATATCCTTTTATTAAAGATTGGTTAATTGAACTTTTTTCTTAAATAATAATATTATTAAATATATCCATATTATATTACTAAAATAACACCACATTGAACCCCATGTCTTATATTTATAATAATTATAAATACTTATTATTAATATTATAGATACTCCTATAAATGCTATTTTTTCTTTATATAATAATAAAGGAATTATATAAAAAGATAATCCTATTATTATCCATATAACAGGTAAATCTAACCAATGCCATATTAAATGACCATTATTACCTTTTTTCATATCAAAATTAATTTTAGGTAATTCAAATATGACAAATAATATAAATAATATTAACATTATTATAAATGAATATAATCGTATTTCATTATCTAATAAAAAATAATTTATAAATATTATTTGAAGACCTATTATAACTAATCCTATTTTACTCAATATTTCTATTATTTTTTTATTATTTATATAAATCCAAGCAAAATATTCTAATAATTGAATTAATGAAAATAATAAAATTAATAATAAAAATTTAGGTTTTATTACATTTTTTCCATATTTATATAATATCATTATTGATATTATTCCAAAAATAAAAGTATTTAAAGAAATCGTTGAATTATAACACATTTTATTTAATAATACCAAATATTAATTTATTAATAGTTGTATTAACGCAAAATAGTCTATGTAATAATATTCCCATTAAAAATAAAAATATTAATATTAATATTATATTAATTTTAAATATAAAACTTATAATAAATCCACCTATTATTGTTAATATTACATCTATAACAGCTATATCAAAAATACGATAAGCATGTACACCTTCATTTACCTTTCCAAAAATATCAGAATATTTTCTAAATGGACAATATGATGACATATTTTAATTAATAAATATCTATTATATGTTTAAATAATAAACTGACCATGCTAAATAATTAGCAAATAACAACCATAAAATATAAGGTATTAATAATATAATAGATAAATATGATACATTTGAAAATATATAAACAGTAATTAAAGCAAATATTAATATTAAAGTAGTAATAATAGCTGATCCTAAAATATTTTTATAATAAAAAAATACTATACTATAACTAAAATTTAATAATAAATGTATTATTGGTATTATCCAACTAATATATTCTAATTTAGATAATGAAATTGTATATGATATTATTATTAATATATATAAAATAGTCCATGCTATACCAAAAACATAACTAGGAGGGGTTAATTTAGATTTTTTTAAATTCATATACCATTTATCAGGTTTAGATGGATAATATATCATTAATAATCCATTAATTAAAAAAAGAATAATAACTATTATAAATGCTTCTATTTCTCTTTTTTTTATATTTAAAATCATTTAAAATATTACAATATTTTAATTTCTGGTTTCTTTAATTGATAACATTTATCTCCTTTTTCTCCTAAATTATAATTAAATCCAATATTATCTTCATCACACATATCTTCAAATTCATCCTCTTCTTCTTCTATTTCATCTAATACATATTTAGCATTATTTTCTTTTTTCTTTGATGATTTTAATAATTCTACCATATATTCTTCATCTAATGCTATATCAAAATTTCCAGATCCACAATTTGGTACTTTTCCTAACATAACTTGAGGTGATATTCCTGATGTATTATCATATTCTGAAAATATACTAGCATTTATTAACATATCTACACTTTCCTCAAATGATGATTTACTTAAAGCACTACTCGCTGTTCTATTTATTCCATGTCTATCAATTGACATTAAATTTCCTTTAAATGTCATAGTATCTATTAATAATGATAAGTGTCTATAATTCATTGATCCTTCTCCTGTAACATTTACTAATTCTTTATATAAAGCATTTCTAGCAGCTTCAATTCCTAATACATTATAAATTTCTCTAATATCATTTGAAATTGTTCTAGTAGCATCAATATTAGGATTTGATAAAATTTCCATTAAATTAGTACCATCTGTATCTAATACCCATTCAACTACTCTATCAAATACTCCTTTATCTTCATTATATAATTCATATTTATTTTTATTCAATGATACCTTATTTATACCTTTATAACCTTTTAATAATACTTGATATACTATATTATGTTCCATTGCTTTAATTGCTGCTATTTCATCTTTATTTTCAATATCTTTACACGCATATTCTGTTAATCTAATTCTAAATATACATTCTTCAGCATTATCATCACTATATATACAATCAATATATTTATTATAAACTTTATTTAATTTAGTATATATATCAATCATTCTTAATCCATATGAAATCATCTTTTCTTTATTGAATTTTAATCTTAAAACCCAACATGATTTACTAAAATTTTTATTAACTGATTCATATAATGGTTTAAATTTATTATAAATTTCTAATATTCCTTTATCTTTTTCTAATGCTGAATCAAATTGATCTTTGTCCCAATATATTTCACTGTATTCTAGAATATCAGATAATTTAGTTATTTCAATACTATTTTTAATATTCATTGCTATTACTTTTGTTTTATCAATTCTATCATCATTATATTCTATTCCATCATCAGCCATTACAGGATTAATTACTGAAGCTACATCTGGTTTCATATATATAGTTAATGTTGGGGTCTTAGTTTTTTTAGTAGCACTTAAAATTTCTTTTAATCTTGGAACACCACTGGTTGCTTTTACTGCCGCAGCAGTTCCAGAAACATGAAATGAATCTAATGTCATTTGTGTACCCATTTCTCCAATTGTTTGTGCTGCTATTACACCAACCATTTCACTAGGTTGTGCTAATGCTTCATTAAAATAATCATAAATTTGAATTACTAACCAATCAAACATATCTTTAGAAAAATTATGTTTTATTATTAATTTTTTAGGTGATAAGAAACATCTTAATAATATATGAAAGAATATCATACCTTGTTCTTGGTCTTTTACATATAAATCTTTAATTATTTTATTGATATTATCTAAAATATAATCAGGTGTTAAATCTGTTAATGTAGCTGTAATTCCAACTGTTTCACGTCGTTTAATTGCTGTTGTTATTAAACGATTAAATGGTATAGGATAAGTAATTTTACTATTTTTATGATTTTTATTAACTTTTGTAATTATAAACATCTTATCATCTAATAAATCCTTAAAATGATCAATACATCTTTTAAATGTATTTGGTGTAATTTCTTTATTAGCATCAGGTGTTAAATAAATATTTATTTTATCCGCTTCTGTTAAATTATATTCTTCTTCCATTTTTAAATATGTCATTTCAATTGTTGGTAAAAATTGTTTTTCTATTTTAGTTCCATCCATACCATCTTCACCATAAATAAATTGTATAATTGTTCCAGAAGCATTTCTTACAGTATTATCATAATAAATTTTAGCATCTTCCATTGCTTTTACTAATCTTCTTTGAATATAACCTGTATCACTAGTATCAAATATTGTTAATCCAGTAATTGTCATAAAATTTTTAGTTGTTGGAATTGTTAAATCATATAATTTTTTATAATTTACTTTTTCTTCAGGTTTTAATACTATAATATCAATAATTTTATCTAATACAACATTATTAGATTTATTTGTTAAATTAATATTACAATATATGATTGATATAGTATTTCCCGATATCATTGTAAATATTCCTAATCTATTACATATTAAACTAATACCTTCTATTAATTTATTATCATCTGATGATATACTAATATTACCAATATCATCTGTAACACCAGAATCTGAAATTATACCATCTAATAATCCTTCAATAAAATCATTTGAAGACATGTGAGTAAAATCTGGAATTGTTTTAATATTCTCTAAAAATTCAATTAATGATCCTTCACATATACCAATTAATTTATCATTTTCATATGTATATTTAATATCATTTTTAATAAACCAATTTTCAATAATATTTGTATTATTTAAATTAAATTCTATCTTATTCTTATTAATATTTCCATTTGAAATAAATGATCCTAAAAATAAACCATTCTCTTTATCTAAATCAAATGTATAATTATTAATTTCTATTTTATCTTTAATAATAGGTGGTTCCGGTAAATATATAGTAGTTGGAACATAATCACCAATATTAACTTCATCTGTTTTTGTTGCTACAAATTCAGTTTCATTCCATATTAATAATGTTTTTGAATTAGGTACAATAATTTCTCTACCTGTTTTTGTAATTACTTTATATAATGTTTCTTGCGGATCATGTCTAGTAATTATTGTAACTTCACCCCAACTAGTTTTTCCATCATTATCCGCAGTTGGAATATATACACTATTAGATAATCCTAACATTTCCATATTAGCATCTTCCTCTCCAAAATGTTCTATTAAATCTTTATTATCAGGATTATCTAATTTATTATCAATCCACTCACCAATATTAACAGATTTACATTCACCATCTTCAATAATAATAATAGGTGTATCTCCTGAAACAGATTTAACAGCAGTATCAATAAGTCCTTCACGTCCACCCATAGCATGAAAGAATACTTCTTGTGGTGATAAACCACTAATAAAACTATTTTCTACAAATCCACGTGCTTCAGGACCATCATCATATTTAGTAAAATGTGGTAATGTTCTATCAGTAAATCCATAAGAAATACGTTTACCATCCACATTTTGTTGTCCTACACAAGCCATAATTTGAGCAATATTTGTTTCTTTACCTTTAGAACCAGATTTGACCATATTAAACATACGATTAGTTCTTTCATCAATTTTAGCAAGACTAATTTTAGCAACTTCATTTGTAGTTTGATTTAAAATACTAATAATTTCTCTTTCTATAAATTCTTCATTATTTACAATACTATTATTTTCTAAATCACCTTTTCTCATATCTTCCAATTTCTTATAAGCACTTTGTTTCATTTCGCTAATTTTATTAATTAATTCAGCATCTGTATTTTTATCAGTTACTAAATCACTAATTCCAATACTAAACCCTGCTGTTAATAACCATCTACAAACTAATCGTTGTGTATTATCTAAAAATTTTTTAATTTCAATTGGTCCATAATCATGATAAATTACTGGAATTAAACCATTTGTGATATTATGAAATACAATTTTATCTAAATTTCCTGATACTAATTTACTATTATTAATTATAACTTTTTCTCCAGCTTTATTTTTATCTTCTATAAATAATGATGGTGGTAAAATTTCTGAAAATAATTCTCTACCAGTATATGTATAATCTTTACTAGGTTTTTCTAATTTACCCTTAAAATAACTATTACACATTTGTAAATTTGCCATTTGTTTATCTCCAACAATTGTATAATCTTTTGTTAATCTAAATGATCCTACTAATGTATCTTGAACTACTTCAATACTAGGTTTACCATCTTTTGCTGTTAAAATTAAATATGGAACAGCTGTTAAATCTTTTAATTCACTCATTGTTTGAATATTTTGTGGACAATGAAGATTCATTTCATCTCCATCAAAATCAGCATTATATGGTGGAGTATCTAATACATTTAATCTAAATGTTTGATATGGCATAATAATTACTTTATGACACATCATACTCATTTTATGTAATGAAGGTTGACGATTAAATAATACATAATCACCATTATTAAGATGACGATGTACAACATCTCCATATTTAATTTCTTTAGCAATTTTTGGTAATTCAGCATATTTAAGATTAATAGTAATCATATCTTTTACTTTTTTTACATATTTAGCACCAGGCCATTTATCAGGTCCATTCAAAATTAATTTTTTAATTTCTTCTATATTATATTCATTCACAACTTCTTGAAATGTAATATTTAATGCTACTCTTATTGGTACTCCTAATTCATCAATACTAATATAAGGATCTGGTGTAATAACAGAACGTGCTGATTGATCAACACGCTTACCATTTAAATTTCCTCTAATTCTACCATCTTTTTTTCTCATTCTATCACAAATAGATTTAAGTTTTCTACCATTTCTTTGTTGTGATGGTGCTAATCCAGGAATTTGATTATCAATAAATGTAAATACATGATATTGTAATACCATTGTAATTAATTTAATAGTATCTTCACTAGCTCCTTTATTTATTTTATCTATAATATTATTATTTGTCTTAATAATATCACTTAATTTATGTGTCAAATCATCTTCTCGTCTTTGTCCATTTTCTTCAATAATACTAGGACGAACTGCTGGAGGTGGTACAGATAATACTGTTGAAATCATCCATTCAGGTCTATTCCATTTTGGATTAAATCCCATTACTTCCATATCTTCTTCAGTTATTCTCTTAAAAATTCTTAAAATATCTTCAGCTGTCATTTCTAATTGTGTTGATGACTCCTTTGATTTATCTTTCCATTCTGCTATAATTTTCATAGCAGCTTCTTTATTATATCTATCTGGTTGTTTAGAACCACAACCAATAAATTTATCATCACCACATGACTTAATTTTTGTAGTAGTATTACATAATTTAAAATACGCCTCCCATCGTTTTTGATTATTTTTAATATTCATAATTTTATTCATATCGTTTTTTAAATCTTCATGAGCAGTATGTGGTGATATTAAAATTCTAGAACATCTATAACATACACATTTTAATATTTTCTTTGTAATATCAAAAAACATAGGATTAAATAATGGTTTTGCTAAACAAATATGTCCTGAATGTCCTGGACAAAAAATATTTTTTTGTTCACATGTAGCACAAATCTTATTATGTTCTAATACACCCATTCTAGAATCAAATAATCCGCCAATAACTGGTTCATTACCTGTATATGTATCTGTTTTAGTAATTTGAACAACTGAACGTTTTACAATTTCTTCAGGAGATAATACACTAAATTGAATTCCTTTTACTTCTTGGATATCAACTTTTTGATCATTATAAGATAATTCAGCATATATTGACATATCTATTTATTATATATTTAATTTTATATATAAAAATCATTTTTTTATTTTGAGTTTTAATGTAAAAAAAATAAATTATAATTTTAGCTCCAATATAATAACTATTTTTCTTTAAATATAACTGTTATTATTACACCTTCATCTTTTTCTAATTTTTCAAATACATATTCTAATTTAGGTATAGATGACATTTCTTCTTCTTTTTCTATATACTGAAAAAAATCAGAAGGAATATCTTGAAAATATACAGCTTCATGTCTAGCATTTGTACTTCTTCGTTCATCTCTCATAATATCTTGTAATGTTTCTGTTTTGCCTATATTAGGTGCTGTGCTTATTATTTTAAATACAGGTTTTAAATTTTTAAATTCTAATGTACATGTACATAAAGCATACCATTCACCTGTATTATATTTACGATTAGTCAAATTAGTACAATCAAATAAAAATATTCCATTTTTAAATTGTATATTAGCTATATATATATCTCTTCTTTTTTCATTATAAAAGTATAATAAATATCCTTCATTTAAAATAATATCTATAATTTCTTCTATTGTCATTCCATTAAAAGTAACTTTATTTGCCTTATTTTTTTTTAAAATTATAGAATCTGTTATAAGAAATTTATCATTATATTTAAAATAATTACCTGATAACATTCTATTCATATTATCATCACCTAAAATAGTATTTTTAAATGATTTAGAAGTCGTTTTCATTCTAGATACAACTGTTTTTAAATCATTAGGATTAAGACTATCTATTATAGAAGAATATACATCATATAATAATGGTTTTGTTGTCATTTTCTTTATTCTACTATAAATAAATTTAATTTTTTTTGTTTTTGTATTCTAAATAAAGGTTCTATCAAATTTTTTTCTTCATCAATATCAATTTTTATATAATAATCATTATAATAAATTATTATATATAAATTATCTATTTCAATTATTTCTCCATTTTCACTTATATCTAATAATGTTTCTCCTAGATATTCATAATGTATTTTATTAATATTTTTTTGAATAAATAATAATTCACTATATGTTATATTTCCTTCTTCTAATTCTTCTATAATATTATATAAAATAGTTGCTTGTTCTTCATATAATACTGCCATTTTTTATTTTTTTAGAAATATAATAATCATTTTTTAAATATTTATTTAAATTATTTAAAATATATACTTTATAAAATAATTTTTTCCAATACAAATATTCTATCGTTAATTTAAATTTTCTCTTTTTTTCTTTACTTTTTTATTATATAAAAATAAAGAAATTATTAAAAATAAAAATATTATTGTATAATACATTAATATTATCTTTCTTATTTACATAAATTCTTTTATTTTTAATAATTCTCTATTTCTATACAATTCTGGGATTTTTTCTTTTATTTTATTTATTATATTTTCTCTACAGTCTTCTTCTTTTATATCAATATTACACATTTTTGCCATTTTTATATAAAACTTTATTGAACTTAATTCAAAAGGATTTATTCCCGTATAATTAGATTCATAAGGTACACAATAAAATGGTATTTTATTCATATCTGGAAGAATATCATTATATATTTCAAATCTAGGCAAATATAAAGCTGTTTTGGGAAAATTTTTGTTTAGTTCATTTGATATTTTATAAGATTGTATATATAAACATAAATATTTTATAGGTATATTATCATGAAATACAATTTCATTACCTATATAATCATTACTATTAATTGCTATTTTATTAATTTTTTTAACAGCATCATCTAATTGCCAACTAAAATAAGTATTTTTTTCATTTATAAATCCATTATAATCTCTAATATTTATATGATAATTTTTTTGTTCTAATAGTTTTTTTGAAAATATTAATATATTATTTTCTTCAAATAATTCTTCTTTATCTATATTAGTTTTAGTTATTAATGTAAAATATACTCCTGGAAATTGATCATTTATATTTTCAATACTTGATGATATTAATTCATTATATCCGGGTGTATTATTATAAGATTTTACTGTATGTACTAAATATAAACATTCATCCATTTTTTTTATTTATTAAAAAAATAAAAATAATTCATTTTTTATAAAAGTTTTCTATTAATTTCATAATAATCATTCTTTCTTTTTATAATAATTATCATAAATTTATTAGATACAATTATATTAGTTTTTTTATTAATATCTATTTTATTATATTTTTCTTTCCATAATTGTAATCTTTCTACTAATGCTACTAATGCTTTATTTGAAATATAAATATTAAATAATTTATATAATCCATGTTTCCAATATAATTTAGAAATATTTAAATTATAAATTAAATCAATTTCTATATTATTAAATTTATCAATTAATATTTTTAATATTTCATTATAATTTTTTAATACATCACTTAAATTAAATAATCCATCAATTATTCTAGAATCCCAATTCATTAACACTGGTAATATATTATTTCTAATTTTACCTCTTTGACTCCATTCGGGTGTACTATTTTTTAAATAAGGTAAATTATGGGTAATTGCGAATTTATATATATCATTTTTAGATACATTTATTAAAGGTCTAATAAATTTTATATTATCAATAACTGAATAATATTCTATACCTAATAAATTTTCATATTTAGAATTATAAGCAATATTTGTTAAAATATTTTCAAAACAATCATCTTTATTATGACCTAAAATAACAGTAGGAAATTCATTAAAATATTTATAAGAATTAAATCTAACTTTTTTTGTATATGATTCATATATATCTCTTAAATCATTACACATACATTTATGTCTATTTATTTCATTTATTTTACGAACATATAATTCAACATTGAAGAAACAACATAAACATCTTAAAAATTTTACTTCTTCTTCTACTTCTATTCTATTATTATAATTAATATGTACTGCTTTTATTTTTTTCAATGGATATTTTTTTACTAAATTAAATAAACAAACTACTGAATCAACACCTCCTGATAAACTTATAATTATAATATCTGATTCAATATTATCAAAATCACCAATTTTATATAATTGATTTGAAAGTATTTCATTATCTGAATAATTATCTAATATTGATAAATCAAAATCTACTAATATATTTTTATAAATATCTAATTTTTCTTTAAAATTAGCTCTATTATATGTTGCTTTTATAAATTTAATTGGTAATTTTTCTAATTTCCAACATTCATTCATTACAAATAATAAATTTTCACGATTATTTGAATGTCTATAAACTAACATATAAAACATCCAATCATTATAAGATAATGATTTAATAAATAATTCATTTTTAAATTTATTAGCAATATCTAAAGCTTTTTGATTAAAATAAATTAAAATATGATTATTATATTCATTTCTATAATAATGTCTAGTCAATTGATCATATATTAATATACCTAATATAGGTTTTTCATAAATTTCATATGAATAAATATCAATTAAATGTGAATAAGTTTCAGATATATATTTATCATTATCATCATTTTGATTAAACCAATATTTTTCTCTACTAATCCAATCCTGATAAAAATTATTCATTAAATAAATTTATAATAAAAATAAAATAAATCATTTTTTTAATACTTTACAATTTTAATATACCAGAATAAATCATTATTATCTATAGTATATGATATATAAATTAATTTATTATTATTTTTAATAAATATTGATTTATTAGAATCTTCAATGTAATCATTATTAAAATTATCTTTAAAAATATTTAATATATTTTCATTATATTCATTAATATCTCCTTTAAAATAATTATATTTACTTATTTCATTATTATTTATATAATATTCATTTTTAATATAATTTATTATAGATTCTACTGACATTTATACATTTTAATATTATAATTAAATCTTTAAATAGAATAAATTAATTTTGATATATTTTTATAATAATTATCTTTGAGATTATTATATTCTTTAATAATACCTTTAGTATGTAACCATTGTTTTGAAAAAATATTATATTTATTATTTTCATTAAATAAAACATAAATTGCTAAATATATTATAGATACAATTATAAAAGTTTTAAATATATCTCTCATAGGAATATATACAATTCCAAATAAAATAATTGCTTGTATAAAATTATTTTTAATTAATGATTTTTGAAAATCAGTTAATTCTAAATCTAAATGTTTAGCTCCTACATGCATTAAAACTATAGATGCTATTAATAAAGGATCTTCTATCAATAACATTTGCTATATAAATAATATAATTTTTATTATTCTCTACTTCTCATTCTTATTTCTTTAAAATGTAATTGATGTCCTTCTTTTTTATTATTTCTTAAATCACTATATGCTAATCTTGTAAATATAAATAAATATTCATTACATTTTAGTTTATTATCTAATAAATTTACATTTAATAATGATTCTCTGTTAGCATAATCTTTCCAAGATTTTCTACCATCATCACATGACATATCTGAACAAGTTCTATTAGTATTTGTATTTGCTCTATCAATAACATAATAAGGAGAATTATTATCTGAAACTGTTCTATCTCTTCCAAATAAAACCCAATCACCTGGTGCTTTATTTTCAAATGCCATATTAGCAACAAACCCATATTGTATTAATATAAATGGTGTTGGAAATATAATAGCTACCCAATCGCCATAAAATTGATTATCAATAATATTATCTTTATTATTTACATTTATTATATATTTTATAGGCATAGGTTTAGAAATACTATTAATAAACAATCCTGTTGTTTTATCATATCTATTAATTCCAAATTGAGCTCCTGTATTATTAGCAATAGTACTATCATAACTAAATAATCTTAAAGGACTAGTTAGTTCATTAATATAAGACGAATAACCTACTATATATTTTTCAACACCTATAGCATCTTGTATTAAAGCATGTTGTTTATAATAATTAATTTCAAGATTTATATCTCTATTTATTAATGAAAAAAGAGTAAATGGTTTACGTGCTGTAAGAATATTATTTAATTCAGTATTCAATGATAAATTTATATCAGCAGGATTACGTGCTGTAACAAGTGGTAATTCTTGTTTAATAGGTTTATATCTAATAATTACTACACCTGAACCTCCTGCTCCACCTTCTCCCCAACCTGTTCCATTCCACCACCCACCACCACCTCCACCACTCCCTGTATTAGCACCTCCCGCTCCGCCAATTTGTAGTGAATTTCCAGATCCTCCATTATTTATTCCTCCTGTTCCACCAGAACCAATATATCCACGAGG